GTGGGATACCGAATCCGGGAAGACGTCGACCCGAAAGCCCTCATCAACGAGCGCGCGAAGGGCAGGCCTCTGGGTCCCTTGCGCCACCAGGACATCGCCGAGCGCCTTGGCGTGGCCACGTCATCGGTGACGCAGGTGCTGGGCGGCCACCGGGATTGCTCCGAGAGTTTCGCGGTGCGGCTCCTGGACGTACTTGGACCGCCGTATCTAGCCCTGGCCGACGTTTTCATCGACGGGACACCTGCGCCTGAAGTGGACTAGTACGCAAGTCCATAAGGCACTCATGCAAGCCCGATCCACGGTCGAAAAGTTGCGGCCGACACGCCGCACCCATCCAGATCGCGGCCCCACCGCCTGCAAGCCCGAGGCCGCGACCCGAACGAACGAAAGGTAACCGATGTTCGACAACGCTTACTCGTCCCCCGAGAAGCTCGGGCTCGAAATGATCGGCGAGGCCCAGTGGGGCGAGGCGGACTACAGCTTCGACCTGACCGTGGTCTGGCGACACAAGGAGAGCGGCGATCTCTTCTACGCCGACGACTCGGGCTGCTCATGCCCGTCCCCATTCGAGGACTACAAGGGGATCGCCGACCTCACGAAGGCCACTCGGCACGAGATCCTCAAACACATCGCCGACGTGGCCGCCGAACGTGAGACCTACTCAGGTGGGTCACTGATCGACGCGGCCGACCTTCTGTCGAAGGTGGCGAGCCTTCGATGAGCATCTTCAGCCGCTACATCGGTCGCCACCACCCCGACCACGTGCCGGCCGCCGACGCAGCGGGCGCCGACCCGTTCGAGCGTCTCGCTGACCGCCGCGAGATCAAGACGCTGACGCCGGCCGAGGCCGAGGCCGACCGCGACGCCGTCATGAACGCCGTGTTCGACGGGCAGGGGGCCGCCTGATGACCGCCAAGCAGGTGAGGGCCCAGCGTCGGCAGGCGCGGGCCATACGAGGTGTGGCGAAGTCCTGGTCGCGGGCGCATGTGAACACGGAGACCCAGGGGTTGTCCTGGCAGGCGTGGAATGACCGAACGGCTCACCTTGCGTATGCCCTGGTGCGGATGCCGACCTCCGGGAGGACCCGGTGACCATCCCGTTCCCCGCCCACGCCTGGCCGCTGCTCCGCGCTGCCCTGCAACACATCGCGGACCATCCGGAGGAATTCTGGATGCAGCAATTCACCACCTCCCCTGAGTACGTGAAGGAACTGAGGGGCGTCGACTCTTGTTGGCTCCCGGCGCAGTTGCCGCCTCCTGGGGCGTGCGGGACCATCGCGTGCCTCGGGGGTCGTATCGCCCTCATCCATGACCCGAGCACTGTTCACGTCACCTCCTTTACGGTCATGCGGGCTCTGGGGCTTCCGGACATCTTCGACGACTACCACGAGAGGTGGGAGGACGAGACGTCGCAAGCGCTCGATGACGTGTTCCAGGACATGGACATTGACAGCTACCCCGACCTGAAGAACGCTCTCCTCGCCCGCTTCACCTTCCCCGAGCCCCTCCCGTCCCCGTCGGCGGTGACGGCGTGACGACTACAGCGTTCGAGGCGGTGGATCTCCTGGCCGGGAAGTCGACGTGCGGTGCGCGTTCTCGTCGCCGACCGAGCGCGGAGTGGGTTCGCTGCCCCGAAGCAGCCACCCACAGCGCGATCCTGAAAGCACACTGCGGCACGATCGCCGACCGCCTCCTGTGCCAGCTCCACGCCGACATGGCGCTCACGTCCGAAACCAAGTGCAGTCACGGCCTTCCGGTACGACTGGTGGCCATCGAGACGATCGGAGGGAAGCTGTGACGTACATTCCGAAGCCCGGTGACCGTGTCCGTGTGGCCCGTTGCACCAACAGCGGGGTTCACAACGACAGCGTCGGCGAGTTCGCCTATCCGGAGGGTCCGGCCTTCGTGGTCGAGATGCGCGAAGACGTCTTCTGCATCGCTGCCGAGGTCGCCCCCGTCTTCGCGGTCGGCCAGTCGATCACTCCCGAGATGGGTGAGCCGCCCGTGGGTTCGGTTGTCAACGTCGACGGGGCTGAGCTGGACCGCCACAGGACTTCTCGGGTGCCGTCGGCATGGATGACCGCGACGGGCGACCACCTCTCATGGGATCAAGTGTTGCTGCGGGCAGAGACTTCTAAAGTCTCGGTCGTCCTCGTCTCCCTCCCGGACGCCCAGACCGGTGAGCCCGAATCTCAGCGCGTGCGCGCCTGTGATGACAGTGAGCTCGGCCATGCGCCGGGGTGCGTCCATTTCGACTCGCAGTGGGAGCCCAAGCCGCTCAACATGCCCGAACCCGAGGGCGTGGGAACGGTTGTCGAGGTCCAGTACTCCCACAACCGGGTCCGCCTCACCCGAATCGACACCGACAGCCTTGAACGCTGGGCCACGGGGGAACGAGTCCCGCGCGCATGGTCCGCCATCCAGCGGGACAGCGTTTCCGTTCGAGTGGTCGGTGAGCCCGCCACGCAGCCGCAGACCCGCGAGGTGCCGCTGAATTACCTGCGTGACGGAGACACGGTCACGATCGTTTTCACCTACGACATGCAGGCCAAGGGCGGTCTTCCGCTGGGCGACGTATTGAGCTACGAGACCGCTGAGGCACTTGGCCTTACGGAATCAGGGCTGGGGCAGTTGACGAACGCGCGGTTCACTATCACCCGCGAGACCAAGCCCCTGCCCATCAAGCCCGGCAGCGTCGGCGTCGCCACCGTGCGCAGGGTGCCGGGAGTTCGGGTGGTGCGGGTAATGGGCCCCGATCCCTTGCTCTGGGTTTCGTCCGTCAAGTGCGACGGATTGCTCTGGCACACCAGCGAGGACATCACCGACTACGAGCCACTTCTCGACGGTGAGGACTCGTGACCTCCCGCCGCTCACCCCTCAAGCCGACCACGGCAGCCGGCCGCCACTCGCTCATGGCCGACGCGATCCGTGACGCCCGCCAGTGCCTCGCCGACGTCATGCGCGAAAGCGAGATCGCGGGCGGCGACCCCAACTACACCAGACGACGCTGGCGGGCCCAGTATCCCGGGCTCGCGGCAATCATCGACCACGCGGACGGAGTTAAGGCATGACGATCTTTGCGAGCATCGCCCAGGACCAGGTCACCGTTGAGAACATCTCCCCGAAAGAGGCGGCCTCACTCCTCGGCACGCAGGTGCGCAACAGGCCCCTGAACAGGGCCCGCGTCGACCAGTACGCAGGCGACATGGAAGCAGGACGCTGGCGCCGCACCAAGTCCGTGATCAGCGTGGATCGCGACGGGCACCTCATCGACGGGCAGCACCGCCTGACCGCCGTCATCCTTTCCGGTTCCACTCAAGAGTTCATCGTGAGTCGCGGCCACGACCCCGAAGACCAGATGTACATGGACCTGACCGGGGTCCGTACGCCGCCGCAGCAGATGGCCATGATGGGCTCCCGGCACGCCTCTCGACAGTCGACCGTCGCCAAGCACGTCCTCGCCTACGACACGGGCGTCATGCAGGCAAGCCCGGGAAACCGGGGCGGCGGCCGATACCCAGGCCTGCCCGCGATTATCGAGTTCCAGAAGAAGCATGAGGAGGACATCCTCTGGGCCATCGACCTGGTCCTGACGTACGGCATCGCCAAGACTGCATTCGGCGAAGCAGCTCTCATGTCTACGGCGTTCCTCATCACCCGGGCCACTTCCAAGCCGGAGGTCGAATCCTTCTGGGACGAGTGGCTGAACCCGGAACACGCCACGAGCAGCAACGCCATCCTCCGCCTCGCCCGGCTCAACCCCGGCGAATACAAGAAAGAGGCTGCCAGCGGACAGATCTGCGCTCTCCTGCACGCCTGGAACGACTATCGGTCCGGCCGTGAACGCAAGCAGCGAATCATGCTGAAGCGCGCCGGGCAGTGGATCGCCTTCCCTGAGCGGATCCTGCCGTGACCGACGACGACCTGTCCCGCGAAATCGAAGCCCAGGCAGACAAGCTCGTCGACCAGTACGCGAAGGAGTGGCTGTGAGCGACATCCTCGGAACGATCGGCTTCTTGGGCTCCACCTTCTTCACTGTCGGTGGTCTTGGTCTACTCATGTGGACCGAGACAGACGGGTACGCCGAGCGAATCCGAATCCGCAAAGCCCGCAACCAGATCGCTCTCGACAAGGCCCGCCGAGAAGCCGACCTCGACCTGAAACTCCGCGAGTGGCAGCAGACAGCATCGCTCGAAGACCTCACCCGCCACCGGGAGCGGATGGAGCAGGGCATCGACGAGCAGTACGGCTTCAAGCCAGAGGGGGAGCGAGCATGAGCGCGCGGATGAACGAAGAAGTCGGCCGCCTGTGGGTCGCCGAGCTCCGGTCAGGGAAGTGGGTGCAGACCAAGGGCAAGCTCGGGCTCGCCAACACCAATCAGCGGTGTTGCCTAGGTGTCCTTCAGGAGTGCGCCCAAGCAGCAGGCGTCTTCGGGCCCGAAGACGTGATGGTCCGAGTCACCAGCGACGGAGACCTGTTGGGCTACCGCGAAGACCCGACCAAGGGCCGCGCCTGGGAAGAGGGCGTCCTTTCCGACAAGGTCCAGGCTTGGGCTGCATTGGCCGAGGATAACCCCACGGTGTTCATCCCGGACGAGGATGAGCCCGATGTCGACTCTCGAACTTCTCTCGCCGACCTGAACGATGAGGGTCGATCCTTCGCCGAGATCGCCGACCTGATCGAATCCCAGCTGCTCGGTGGTGCCCAGTGAGCGCGCCCACCGACGTGCGGATCCCGGAGCAGCGCGCAGGCGGAAAGCTGCTGATTGACGAGCCGGGGGTTTACGACCTCCCGGAGGAGGACTATCACCGCGATCCGGTAGCCGGCGGGTCCCTCTCGGCCACGGGCATGAAGAAGCTTGTCGATGAGGACGGTTGGACTCCCGCCCACTTTCAGGCGTGGATGAAGGAGGGCAACCGCGAACCGTCCGAGTCCCAGAACTTCGGCTCAGCAACGCACACTGCCGTTCTCGGACGCGGCCCCGAAGTGGTCGCCTTCCCCAGGGCGGACGGCCGAACCAAAGAGGGCAAGGCCATCAAGGCCGACGCGGATGCGGCACGCGGCGAAGGGAAGATCGTCGTCACGGAGGAGGAGGCCGAAGTCATCGCCGGCATGCGCGACGCCATCCAGCGTAGCCAGTGGGCAACAACCCTCCTCAATCACGAGTTCGGCAAACCCGAGCAGACGATGATCTGGCGGGACGAGGGTACCGGCGTCTGGTGCCGCAGCCTCGTGGACTTCCTTCGCAAGCCAGAGCAAGACGGCCGGCTATGGCTCGTGGACTTCAAGACCGCCGACTCGGCCGCGCCCAGCAAGTGGATCCGTAAAGCATTCGACTGGGGCTACCACATTCAGCGGAGCCAGTACGCGGCCGGGGCGCGGATGCTCAACCTTGCAGAAGAGGTCGAGTTCGTCTTCCTCATCCAGGAAAAGCGCAAGCCCTACCTGGTCAACCAGATCAGGCTCGACGCGAAGGGCATCGCCATCGGCGACTACGTACGAGCGAAGGCGCTCAACACGTACGCCGAATGCATGTCCCGATACGGCTGGGACCAGCAGTGGCCTGGCTACCCCGAAGAACTCGTTACCGCTGAGACGCCCGGCTACATCTCCTACCAGTACCCCGAGGTGGACTGACCATGACCGCAGACCTTTCCCGCATCCCGAGCCAGATCGACCGGGGCCGACAGATCGCCTCGCAGGCCGCTGGCGTCGAGCACACCCGTGCCGCGGCCGAGGTTGCCGCCGCCGTCCAGGCCGCCCGCATGGTCCCGCGCGACCTGGAGTACGCCAAGGAGCAGATGCGACGCGCATGCTCGAACTACAGCCTCGCCCAGCGCGCTTTCTACAGCTACCGGCAGGGCGGCCTCGTCGAAGGTGCCACCGTGTACCTGGCCCGGACCCTGGCCGCCGTGTACGGCAACATCGACTGGGGCACCAAGGAACTCGAGCGTTCGGCCGGCCAGTCCGAGGTGCAGGCGTGGGCCTGGGATCAGGAAACGAACTCCCGCAAGTCCCGGTCGATCATCATCCCACACGTCCAGTACACGGGCGGCAAGGGTCAGAAGACCCTCGAAGGCGCCCGCGAGATTGACCAGAACAACAACTCTGTTGCGGCCCGCGCCGAACGGGAAATGCTCTTCGGCATAATGGATTCCGGGTACGTCGAGGAAGCCAAGCGGTTGTGCCGCGAGACCTTGGAGCGCGGCGAGAACGGGAAGTCCATCCCGGAGCGCGCCACGGCGGCAGTCGATGCCTTCGCCCGGAACATGAAGGTCACCCGGGCGCAGCTCGAGAAGAACGTCGGCAGGTCCGTCAATCAGTGGTCAGCCCAGGACATCGCGAGCCTGGAAGTTCTCTACGGGTCGCTCAATCGGAACGAGATCAGCAAGGATGAAGCGTTCCCCCCGGAGGCCCCCAAGGTTGTCGACTTCGCGGGCGCACCCAAGCCTCCGGCGATCCAGGGCGAGCCGGACCCGACCGTCAATGGCGAGATGCCCAACGGCGGCGTCCAGTGAAGGCCTCCCAGAAGCACATGGCAGCCCTTTTCGGCGCTCTCACCCGGGCCGGCGTCCGTAACGCGGACCGCCACGAGTATGCGACGGGCGTCCTGGGTCGCGACGTGACCACGTTCTCGGACCTGTCCACGGCCGACGTCAACCGTCTGATGACCGCGATCGCAGCGGCGAACACGCATGAGGAGGTGGCATGACCAGCGTGAAGTGGCCGATGCGGCGGGGGAGTGTCGTCGCGTCCAGCAAGGGCGACGACTGGCGGCACGAAGCGGCGTGCCGCGACGTCGACCTGGAGGAGATCCAGTTCTTCCCGGGCGATGACGAAGCCCGCAACTGGGATCCGATGCCCGCACTGAAAGTCTGTTCGCGGTGCCCCGTCATGCAGCAGTGCCGGATCGAGGCCGACGTCAGCGAGGGGCGGGCTGACGGGAAAGTCCAGGGCGTGTGGGGTGGCGAAACGGCAGGGACGAGGATCGCCCGGCGACGGGCGAAGAGGAAGGCGAGCGCCTGATGGTCAACAAGTCTGGTCGGATCGGCACGGCGGGCGAGTCGGGCGTGTGTAAGTACCTCGCCGCGAACGGATTTCCGCTGGCCGAGCGGCGACGTCTGCGCGGGAACCTAGACGGGGGCGACCTGGTCACGGTTCCCGGGCTCGTCGTCGAGGTGAAGTCGGGTGCAGCGGCGAAGAATGCTTCCGTGGAGCGCGTCTCGGACTGGCTCGGCGAGACCGAACAGGAACGCTTGAACGCGGGCGCCAACATTGGTCTCCTCGTCGTGCAGCGCCGCGGGTACTCGCCCGACCGTGCAGGGTTCTGGCGGGCCATCATGCCGATCGGGCAGTGGGTTTCGCTGTTTGGGTACGAACCGAAGACCGGGCTTGCGCACAGGCCTGTCGAACTGTTCCTCATCGACGCCGTCAACGCTTTGCGCCGCGGAGGGTACGGCGACGCGCTCGACGACGAGGTGAGCTCCGGGCTTGAGGTGGACGACCCGTGGGGGCCGGCCGCGTACGCGAAGGGGACGGCGACATGACTGACATCCTCGCGGCCATCGACGCCGTACTCGACCAGCAGCCTGACCTTTTCGAGCACGTGCTCGTCGAAGCATTCGGAGACGTGGTCTGGCTCGACCCGGAAGGAAACGGCGAGGGAGCCGAGGTCGACCTCGAAAGCCCCTGTGGTGACTCATGCCAAGAGCGCACACTCTTGAAAACTTTTGCTGGCACCGAGTTCACCCTCGTCCGGACCCTCTGTACCGACATCCAGAAGTGGAACCCGTTCGCCGACCACTACGGCTACGAGGACACCCTCGCCGCCTACCATGCCGGACTCAACGGATACCGGGCCATGCGGCCAGTCGGGCGTAACCAGGTTTGCGCCTACGACATGGGCCGCGAACTCGCCGACCAGATCAGGTGGCAGCCATGATCGTGCGCCTCAAGGCGGACTGCCAGAACTGCGGGCTCCCCGCCGACGACCAGCCGCAAGCCTTCACAGTCGCCGCCATCCATCAAGGCCTCGCACTCACCTGGCCCTGCCCCTACTGCGGCGACGGACTACGCATGCTCGGACGAGCCGCCGGCCTCGCAGCACTGAGATCCGGAGCGATCATCGACCCCTCGGCACGCACGTACACAGCACGCACACACGGACCACTGCTCTAACCCGGATGGGCGCGGACTCCAACACGGAGCCGCGCCCATCGTGGGCTTGCAAGGTATCCCTGAGGTAGGGTGTGGACGTCCTGCGGGCACACTGCTCCCCCTGAGCTTGGCGGCAAGGGGGAGAGCTCCGGGAGACCAGCTCAACCGAATAAGCACGACGACCGCTAGGAGGTCATCGAATGCCTACGAAGCAGGCTACCAAGCCCCGTGGGGGCCAATACCTCTGGACCGACGAGGAACTCCTCATCGAAGTCCACATGTGCCACACCGGCGACACGTTCAACAACCTCGCACGCCGACTCGGCTACGCGCCCGACACCCTCGCCGACCGCCTCAAAGCCATGGGGCAGACCGCACTCCTCGAACGTCTCCGCCCCGCCCCCCTCGACCCCGCCATGCAGCGCGGCGGCACCATCGTCCGCCGGCCCAACGAGCAACGGCGCATCGACGAGAAGCGTGCGCAGCGGGCCGAGCAGGACCAGGCGCGGCGGGAGGTGGCGGCATGATGCTGCGACTGAACGACTGGTTCTGCGGGGCGGGCGGCGCGACCCAGGGTGCTCACACGGTCCCGGGTGTAGAGCCCATCCTGGCCGCGAACCACAACGAACAGGCCATCGCCACGCACTCGGCGAACTTCCCGGACGTCGAGCACTTCCGAGGCGACATCAAGGACCTCGACGTGGCCGGCCACCCGTACGCGGAGATCTTCTGGGCTTCGCCCGAGTGCACGAACTGGTCGGTGGCCAAGGGGAAGAAGGTCGACTACGACGGCAGCAACGCTCAACTCGGCCTGTTCGGTGACGTCGAGATCGAGGACGACGTCATGCGTTCCCGGGCGCTCATGCAGGACGTCATCCGCTACCTCGAAGGCATGGACCTCCGGCAGCAACCAGTCCTCGCCGGGGTCGTCGAGAACGTCACCGACATCCGCAAGTGGGAGCACTGGCACGCCTGGCGGTCCCGGATCGAGAAGATCGGCTACCGGACACGTCTCATCGCGCTGAACTCAATGCACGCCGAGTCCACTCGGGCTCCCCGGGCGCCGCAGTCCCGCGACCGCCTGTACCTGGCCTACTGGCACACAAAGATCGGCCGCGACCCGGACTGGGACCGCTGGCTGCGCCCGTCCGCGCACTGCCCGACCTGCGACCGTGACATCGCCGCCGTGCAGTCGTGGAAGAAGCCCGGCGTCGACATGGGCCGATACCGGTCCCAGTACGTCTACCGGTGCCCGACCACCTCATGCCGCGGCCAGGTCGTCGAGCCCGTGTTCGTCCCAGCCGCCGCTGCGATCGACTGGACACTCCCAGGAACCCGAATCGGCGACCGCGCCAAGCCTCTCGCCGACAAGACCCTGGCCCGGATCCGAGCCGGCATCGAGAAGTACGCCCGCCCGGTCGTCGTGCGGAACAACAGCGTCCGGGCGGGCGAGAGCGCCGCACACCTGTCGGTGCCCGTGCAGCGGGCGATGGGCGCTCTCACCACGGCGGGCCACCAGTCGATCGCTGTCCCGCCGATGCTCGTACCCGCCGGGGGCACCTGGAATGAGACCGGGCAGCCCGTCTCGCTGCCTATGCGGGCCCGGACTACCCGCGAGACCGAAGGCATTCTCGTCCCGCCTCTCCTGATCCCCGTCGAAGGCCGTGAAGGCAAGCAAGCGGCCTCGAGCCAGGAGCACCTGCGGACCATGACGACTCGCAACGAGACAGGCCTACTGATCCCGCCGTTCATCACCGAGCTCCGCGGTGGCGGCTCTGACCACCGGCCCCTCAGCGAATCTCTCGCCACGATCACGGCATCCGGAAACCATCACGGGCTCGTCACCATGCAGGCCTGGGCGTCCCTGTACGGCTACGACAGCGGCGAACTCCGCGACCACTTGCGCAACCCACTGCCGACGCAGACCACCGTCCAGGGCGACGGCGTACTCACCGGCAGCGGGCTGCCCGCCGTCGAGGACTGCCTGTTCCGCATGCTCGAGCCCCACGAGATCCACGCCGGAATGGCCTTCGTGCCCGGGTACATCGTCCTCGGCAGCAAGCGGGACAAGGTCCGTCAGCTTGGTAACGCCGTCACGCCGCCGGTCGCCGAGGTGCTCGTCTCCGCGCTCGTCGAGTGCATCTCCGGCGAGCAGATCGAGCGAGCCGCCGCGTGAGCCCCGAACGCGCCGAAGTCGAGGGCTTCTGCTCGGCCGCCTACCCGCACGCCCACACCCTGCCGCCGGAACCAGACACCGCGGATGCATGGCAGGCCGGCGTCGAACGGGGGAGCGGTGGGGACCAGGAAGCGGCTGACCTCGCGTACCTGGCCGCCGGATTCACCAACCTCGCCTTCATGGGCGCGACGAGAGGGGCTGCCTGATGGCCCGCGAACTGTTCCAGGCGGCGGAAACACAGGAGGTCCCCGAATGAAGTGGCGCTCAATGCCGGCACCCCTGCCGACGGAAGAGTCGGACCTCGAAGGTCTGAGCATCGTTGCCCAGTGGACCCTCATGCGCCTCACGCTCTCCAATGACCTCAAGGCTGACGGATGCGCGCCTCTGATGATCATCAGGTGGGGCAACCGCTGGGCCGCCCAGCCCTGCATTGCTGAGGTTCAGGCGGGGCTCGCGGAGTTGGAGCAGGCGTCCCTTGTGGCAATGGATCACGGGAAGGGGGAGATCTTCCATCGGCGATTCTTTGCCTGGGAGCGAATCGGTAGGCAGCCGCGCCGGGTGGCCGCCGCCTGGGATCAATCCCTAACTCGCGGGGCAGTCATCAAGGAGCTGGCCCAAGACGCACTCATGGCCGAGGTTGCGGCCGGTGCGGGCGAGAGCCGGCCGCTAAGCAAGGGGCGTGCGTTCGTCTTCGAGCGCGACGGCTGGCGTTGCGTTGCGTGCGGATGGGGACCCGGTGATGCCGTGCCGCTGGCGCCTACCGGGCGGCCCATGCATCGCGGCCTTGAAGTGGATCACGTCTTTCCAAAGTCCAAGGGCGGCGTGGATGGTCCCGAAAATTTCCAGACGCTCTGCACGTCCTGCAATGCCAGCAAGGGGGCGCGGATCTGATGCGCATCCGAACCATCAAGCCCGAGTTCTGGACATCCGAAGACGTGGCGTCCATGGACTGGGAAACCCGCCTGGTGTTCCTGGGCCTCTGGTCTTACGTGGATGACAACGGGGTGGGTCGCGATAACGAGAAGCTGATCGTCGCCGACCTTTTCCCCTTGGAGGATGACCCTCGCGAGGCTCTCGCGAGAGTGTCGCGAGGGTTGCAGATCCTCGAATCAGGGGGGCAGATCGCGCGGTACGAAATCGGCGGCCGGAGGTTCATGTTCATTCGGCAGTGGGACAGGCACCAGAGGATCGATCGACCCGGCAAGATTCGCTACCCCCGCCCTGACCTGCAGGAAGTGCCGGATCCGCCAGACGATGAAGTTCATTCGCGAGAGTCTCGCGATGAACTCGCGCCTGGAACAGGGGAACAGGGGAACAGGGGAACAACTACTCGTTCATCTGACGATGAACCTGTCCGGGCCGGTGAACAGGGCGTGCTGTTGGTTGCCGTACCGGCTCAGCGCAGCGGGGCCACGGAGCCAAAGAAGCGCCTGACCCTTGATGATCATTTCGAGGCCTGGTGGAAGCTCTACCCGCGCAAGCAGGCCAAGGGCGCCGCGCGCGACTCATGGGATCGCGCCCGGAAGCTGATCTCGATTGAGGAACTCCTCGCCGCCGTTCAGAGGCTCGTCGATGACCCCAACCTCCCCAGGAACCGGGCGAAGCTGCCCCTCCCGGCCACGTGGCTGAACCAGAAGCGGTGGGACGACGACCCGTACCCCGCCGACCAGGAAGCTCCCGGCCACCGCGGCGCCGACGGCGAACTCGACGAGGACACGATCGTCGCGGTTCTCGGCCGTGACACCTGGATGCCGCCAACCCCGCCCGAAGACCTCCAGCCAGGATCCGCAGCGTTCCGCCAGTGGAACCGAGACATATGGGCCGAACATCACCGCGACCGCCGACGGCAGGCCGAATCTGCTCTCGCGAGGAGGACCGCATGACCGCCGAACTGCATGACGTTGAGGCCATCCACATCGGCCGATATGACCTCGAGGCTGAGCGTTACGTGCTCGGCGCGATCCTGGCGACCTCGGGCCGAGCGCTCTTCGAGATCGGCCAGCTCGCCCCTGCGGACTTCTTTCGCCCCGAGCATGAGCAGCTGTTCGCACTCATGCACGGCATGCACGGGCGCGGTGACGTCGTAGAGGTCCAGGCGGTCGCGCAACGACTCGTCGGATCCCCCATTCGTGGCATTGGCCTGCCGCAGCTGGTCGACATGTTCTCGTCCTGCGTTACCGCGGCGAACGCGAGCTACTATGCGCAGACCGTGCGTCAGCTGGGCAGGCTGCGGCGACTGCAGGCGGCCTCGATGCGGATCGCGCAGATGACGGGATCGTGCGACATCTCGGCTGTCGACGAGGTTGTGGAGCAGGCTCGTGCGGAGATCGACTCGGCGGGCGACAACTCGAGCACGGGCGAGATCAGCTCACTGGGCGAACTTCTGTCGACGGCGATGCAGCGATGGCAGTCGCCTGAGACGGGGATCCTGCCGACTGGGCTGCTGGACTTCGATGACATGCTGGCCGGCGGCCTGCGACCGGGGCATCTGCTGATCGTTGGTGCGCGCCCGGCTGTCGGGAAGTCCGTTGTGGCGTCGGTGATCGCCCACGCAGTGGCCCGCCGCGGAGTCGGAACGTTGTTCTGTTCGCTTGAGATGTCCCGGGACGAGGTGACCGACCGGGTTGCCGCAGACATTGCCAGCGTGGACGTGGGCCGCTTGACTCGACGGGAACTGCGCCCCGAGGACTGGGAGCGGCTTAAGACTGCTCAGGCTTCAGCTTCAGGCTGGCCCCTGAAGGTGGTCGACAGGGCCGATCAGACGGTCTCCGGGGTCAGGGCCCGCGCGCGCGACGTTAGTCGCCGTAAGGGCGGCCTGGGGCTCGTGGTCGTTGACTACCTGCAGTTGATGAAGCCCTCCGACAGCAAGGCTCCCCGCCAGGAGCAGGTGGCGAGCATCTCGCGAGGCCTGAAGTTGTTGGCCAAGGAGATGCAGGTTCCGGTGGTGGCGCTGGCGCAGGTGAACCGTGGTCCGATGAATCGCACGGACAAGCGACCAGCCATGTCCGATCTTCGCGAGTCAGGGTCGATTGAGGCTGACGCAGACGAGATCGTCCTGCTCCATCGGGATGACAAGGAGTCGCCGGGGGAAATCGAGTTCATCGTCGAGAAGAACCGCCACGGACGAACCGGGACGGTAGCTCTCGCGTGGGCGCCGCACTTCTCGCGGGTTGCCTCGATGGCGAGGGGGTTCTGATGTCCGCTCTGAAGTGGCATTGCCACCGTCGCCGTTTCGAGATCGCCGACGGTGAGGGTGTCGTCTACTGCCACGAGTGGAAGGCGCGTTCCGGAGATCAGGGATCACGGCGCTTGTCGGAGATCCTGAACGAGGAGGAGGCGCGTTGGCAGGCCGCCCACCTCGCCTGTTTCAAGGACGATGAGGACCAGGGGTACGCGTGGGCGGTTGAGCGTTTGCGGACGCTGCCCGGGCTGCTCGAGTTCCATTTCCATGTGGCGGACAAGATGTGGTCTGCCGGTACGGATTTGAACTGGTTCACCTACGAGGCCGTTAAGCGCTGCTGGGCGGAGGCATCGTGACCCGCCCGATAACGGGCCGTAGCCCGCGTCATCCCGCCCAGCCTCCTGGTCGCCGCGGCCGGCGCGCTGCCGTGGATCCGTTCCCGTGGCTGCCATTGGCTGCTGGTGCCGGAGCGTTCGTCGCCCTGGCGCTGGCGATCTCCGGAAGCTGGCTGTATTTGGCGGCTCTCGCGTGCGCCGGCCTTCTGGCCGCCGGCATGTGGTGGGCGATCCCCGGCCCGGTGCGTTGGGCGTCTGCTGCGGACACGGTGATCGAGCACCCGTCGGAGGTGGTGGCGCGTGCGCATGAGGTGTCGGGTACGACGACGGTTCACATGGAGAGGGGTGTGTGGGTGGGTGACGACGGGGCCCCGTGGTGATCCGACATTGATCCGACAGGGCTACTACGCGATCCCGCAGGGCTTGCGTAGGGCCCCTCGCCGTGCAATGCTGGCATCAGTCCAGTCGGCAGGACCATCGGTCCGGCCCGGTAGCCCAGGGAGGGCGTCATGCGGACCAAGCCTGACTCGTTCGAGGAACTCATTGCAGCCCTCAATGCTTGCATCAGCCGTCACGGTCGCATGCGGGCAAAGTCCCGTCGGCTCGCGTGGATTGGAGCTGGACGGTGAGCATCCCGACCCAGCGCACCGCCATCCAGCCGTCCCTGATCTGGCACCGCGAGGGTGACTTCTACTCGGAGCCGCTGGAACTCGGCGTGAACGGCCGAGGGACCGTGAACGACGCAGCACAGCGCCTGTTGGAGATGCCCGACGTGGTTCGTGCCGATCTCCGTCTCGGTGACCGGGTCGACATTCGGTACACGGACGGCAGTACCGCCAGCTACTACGGCGTTTCGTGCCTGCCGTCGGATGTAACCTGCGATGACGTCGCCAACCACTTCGCCTGGCTGCCTGCGACTCCCGCTAACCGTGCGCTGGAAGAGCTGCTGGCGCAGGTCGCCGACGACGCGCAGGTGGCCGACGTTCCTCTCCGTGAGGGGCGTCTCTTGGTCGCGACCGTCGGCCCGGATGTTGCCCTGAGGGAGGGCGTCTGATGCGTCGCCAGCGCGTGTATCTGCCGCCGGGCATGGACCCGGATGACCTGCCGGACCCCAGGGATCTCGCTGAGGACGCGGCGGATTTCGCGGCCGAACAGAAGGCGGCCCGTCAACGTCGGGCGCTCGAGCAGGTGCCGCAGCAGAGGAGCGACCGTGAGTGACGTGACGCTGCCGACGGGTGACCGGCTGGTGGCTGAGATCCGGCGTCTGCGCGGGCTCAATCGCGACCCGCACGTGGCGACGTTGCAGCTAGCTCTCGGCTTGGGGCGTACCGGCGTGGACTATCACGGCGAGAAGCTCGAGCGGGCCGGGCGTCTGAAGTTTCAGCATGACTCGTCGGGACGCCGACTATGGGCGACGGTCGAGGTGGTCGAGCCGTGAGCGCCTTCTGGTGGTCGTCGAATGGTGACCTGTTGAAGTCGACGGCCCGGTGCACGGCTGAGCAGTTCGCTGCGGTGCTCGCCGAGTGGCCCGTCTTCCGTGCTAGTGGCGCAGAAGTCACAGTTGTCGATGAGCGTCGCGTCGATGTTGTGACGCGCCACGGGGTCATGACTTTCACTGGCGCTGACAGTGAGAGTCCCCGTCAGGTGGCCGAAGTCGCCACCAGCGAGATCTGAACCACCCCCATCCTTCACGCGCCCGAGTGGGTGCGTCCACTAAGCACGCCCACACACGGGAGAAGACATGAAGAAGTGGCGACTGGCCTGGAGCGAAGACGACTCCGAGGTCTACACCGACAAGCAGGGCCTGCGCGACGGGATCAAGACGGTCCGGGCCGCCTGGCAGGGCGGGGATTTCAAGAGCCCGTGGGTGGAGGTCTGGTTCACGGAGGGCTACGGGTGGGAGGCGCAGGAGAGGTTCAGCCTCGCCGTCCCCGACGTCACCGAGGTACTCGCCGAGCTGCGTGATCGGGCTCAGGGGGCTGCGGCCAAGCTGTCCGCTGCGGCGGCCAAGGCTGAGAGTCCGGCCGAGAAGTACCGCCTGTCGGGCAAGGTCGAGGGCGTGAAGCTCGTCGAGTCGTACTTCCACGACGTCGAACGCCGTCTGGCGGGTGAGTGACATGAGCACGCCGATCCCGGACTACTTCGACGAGGACTGGGACGACGAAGAGTACGACGACATCACCGACTACGACCGGACCCGAACCGACCTGCTGTACGCGGATTTGGAGCGCCACGGATGAGCGTCGTCGTGAAGCCTTTCGTGGCTGCGTATGCGGCGGTCGTGACGGTGGGATTCCTCGCGTGGTGGGGGATCACGAGCGTGTGGCAGCGAATTAAGGGGGAGAAGTGAGCGACAAGCCCGAGTGGCCCGAATGCCAGCCGTTCAACTGGCACCAGTTGCAGCCTGATTCGTTCCTGTACTGGATGCTGCCGGTCGTCCTGCCGCGAGGTGAGGCATTCGAGGAGCTCGCCAAGGCCAGCGACGACTTCAAGTCCGTCGACCTGCGGATCACGGCGAACGGCATCGAGATGGACGCCCTTGCCTTCCTTCGCGGCGTGCACGCGAACATGCGTCTCTTCGCGCACCGCGAGGCCGAGCGGATCGTGATGGAGGAGACGTCTCTCACGAAGGTCGAAGAAACCATGGCCAGCATCCGCGAGCAGGTCGAACGGCACCTGCGAGAAGAGCTGACCGCGGCCGGGGTTCAGCTCCGAGATGAGGAGGGCTGGTGATGGCCTGGTTCAACACGTCTGGCCGCTACCTCCCGGAGATCATGGCGGCGGTGAATGCTGAGTCGGGCGGCCGGATGTCGTCGCCGATCTGCGGCAACGAGTCCGAGCCTTCCCCGGACGGTGAGGTTTACGTCTGCACGCGCGCACCGCAGCACAAGGCTTGGCGGCACATCGCCGTCGGAGCCGGGGTTGTCGCTGCATGGCCCCGGGATCATGAGCCCGTTCTCGCCGACGTGGGCGAGGCGGCCGTTGCCACCCCGCCCGCTATCCCTGATCAGCCGGCGGAAGGCGCGATCTTCGCTGAAGTGTGCGTGATCGCTGAACATGTCTGTGTTCCCGTGGCCGGCTGCAACTGTGATCACGATCCGGAAATGGGCATGGGCCATCAGGCGCATTGCGGCTGGGAACCCGTAGCGATGCTGTCGGAGGTCCCGAAACTGCTGGCCGAGCGTGACCGTGCCCGCGCCACCGCCGCGAGCCTGGAAGCGCGCTGGGAGGGATTCCGGCGGCTCTTGCTCGGCATGTGGGGCGACGCGTCCGATGCCGCTGACTCTTCGGGCGGTGCTGAGCACCGCTATCGAAAGCTGGCGCTTAGCGACGCGCTTGATGCCATGCGTGAGTACCCGCACGGGGACGAGGGGAGTGACCGTGGCTGACGTCTCATACCGCACCGTCTGGTCATACGTCGGCGGGCGTGCCCCTGTCTGCCAGCCCCACGCGACCATCGATGCGGCCTATGCTGACCGCGATCAGTTGGCAGCGGAGCCGGACATCGCCCGGGCCTGGGTCGAGTCTGCCGAGTGGCTCCCTGTCGGCGAAGAGCACCCGCTGGTGCGGGAGAACGCCCGGCTACTGTCGCTTTTGGCTGCCGTTCGCAGGGCGAACAATGCTGCGCTCGATGAGGGGCCGCGTCGTCACGCGATCGGTTCTCTGGTGCGCGCTGCTGGACGCCTGCCTGCACACGCAATCAATCGCGGTAGGGAAATCTACGCCGACATCGTGGCGAAAGAAGGCGGTGGGTCGAGTGACTGACGCAATCCGTGAGGCGGTCCGCGTGAACCGCCGTCTGATCCGCAAGCAGGCCGCCGCTGAGGGCGATCTGGCGACGGTCGCCGAGATGGACGAACTCGACGCCTACGAGGCTGCCACCTACCAGGCAGACGACCCGAACACGAAGGCACACGCCTACATCCGTGCTCTGGAACGGCAGCTCGAGGAGTCGAAGGCCTGCACCGACGCCCTGTACGCCAAGAACGAGCGTCTCGAGCAGGAGATGCAGGAGGCCCTGCGGTCGGGGATGGAGCGGCAGGTCGCGACCACGGAAGCTATCCGGAGGGAAGCGAACGAGGATGCGCGCCGGTATCAGGGTGCGGCGGCTCGCCGGGAAACACGTCGCGCACCGGGCGTTCCTGGTCGCGGCGATCCAGTGGGAGAAGGCTATCGCCGACTCGACTGGTGGCGTTGAGACGTGGCCCGCCGACGACTTCCGACGGGTGGCTGACGCGCGGCGACAGGCGCTCGAGTCCGCTCTCCGGGCGTTCGACGGTGACGAGGGGAGCGAGCGATGAGCACGGTCACGTTCTCAACGAGCGGCCAGTGCCGTCTCTGCGGCGAGCCTTTCAGGGGTGACGATCTGACGCTGCGAACTCTGCGCCCATGGGGGCTCGTCCACGCCAAACACATCCCGGAGTTCGAGGTGGCCGTTGGCCAGCGCAATGACACGCAGCGCGTACTGGACGCCCACCGCGCATTCCTGGTTCAGGCCATCCGAGATGAGGCTCTGCAGGACGCGGGTGCAGCGAAGAGCCCGTACCCGGAGGACCACGACGGGACCTGGCGGCATCGAGGCGAGGCATTCAAGGAAGCACTCGAAAACCTCGACGGCGACGAGAAGGAGGTGGGCGACGGTGAGTGACGACCGGATGCGCTACCGGGTGGCGGTTGTCGTGTTCGCGGACGTCCGGGGCGTTGACTACGTGGATGCGACTGCGGGTGCCGTGCAGGCCATCCGGTCGGCGCTGACCGACGGTTTCACGAAACCCGTGCCCGTCGACCTGCCGAACCCGTACGCCAGTGAAGAGCGGTTCAAGGACCACGACATGAGCTGCCGGGCCGTCGCGGTCATGGATCTCGGGATGGCGGCCGGCAACGGCTACCTCTGGACCGAGCCGACCGCACGAGCCTGGACCAACTACGGCAACGACCTGCCCGACATTGCTCGGCGGACCTGGAAGGTCGAGGAGCCCGAGCCGGACGAAGAGGAGGTGCCCGGTGAGTGAAACCATCAGCCCCACCTACCGCACCAACGGCCACGTGATCGAGCGTGACGGACAGGTCATCGGTGTGACGATGCGCCCCACGGACGCGATCGAAATCGTCGGCGGCCTGAACTTCGGGCAGTCGTCGTTCGGGCCACTATCGGTCGGGTTCGAGCAGGGCGGGTCGGCCGACCTGTACGCCAACGAGATCCGGCTTGCCGCTTTCTTCGACTTCGCCGACGCCGAACTGGTTGCCGAGGCGCTGAACCGGGCGGGTGGTCAGGGTGAGTGAGCTCCTGAAGGCCGGCGACCGGGCCATCTGCGAAGGTCTCCGCAGAGCTCACATCGCGATCGGCGACGGCGGTCGTGTGCTCTGCAAGGAAGTCATCCTCTGGGGTCTCATTGGATCACCTGGTGAGCGAAGCCGGTCGTGGATCGCCGCCGCCGAGACGCCCACCTGCAAGACGTGCGTGAAGCGGGCCGAGGCTGCGGCGCGGAAGGCGGGGGAGTCGGATGCTTGAGCTGATCTGCATCCTTATCGGCATCGCCCTCGTCATCATCGGCCTAAGCGTCCCATCGACGGTCGCGCTGATCGTGGGGGTCATCTTCCTTGCGATCGGCGGCGTCTGGGTGTTCCTCGTCGACTCGGACGGGGACTGGTTCTAATGCCTGACCTCGACCGCACGACCGTGATCCTGTCGATCCACGGCCGCCACATCAATCTGATGCAGGCCGACCTGAAAGACGTTGAGTGGCGACGCCGGATGCTGCCGGGCGCGGTTAAGAACGTCATCATGTGGCGGACCGCAACCCCAAAATGCCCCGGATACCTTGACGGATGGTTCGAGGTGAGCGAGCAGGTCTCCGGCACCGCCGAAGCCGTGAAGGCGTGGTGTCATCTTCACTCCTACTGGGCCGGGCTGAGCTTGGCGGAACTCGTCGAGTATGCAGGAAAGCCAGAAGGTCAAGTAACGGCGATACGTCGAGGTAGGACTACCTGGCTTCAGGCGGGGCAGACATTGGGCCTCACCCGCGGCCCGCAAGCCTTTCAGTACGCGCCGGCTGACTGGCGCGAGCGGCTGGAGGTGGCGTGGTGAACCCCGTCCTCATCGTCGCTCTCTTCGCTACCTGTTGGCTGATCCTCAGACTGCTGGACTCTGTGATTCGATTCGACTGGACGACCTGCGTCGTAGCCTGCCTCGTATATGTCATCTCCGGGTTCTCACGCGCCGATGAACTGGTCGCTGCGGCCTGCAACTTCGGGATCGCTGGCTGGTACGCCTACCTGGCGTGGAAGCGTCGACCGCCGCGTAAACGGCGTGAGGCGAAGGCTCCTGGGCGAGTTAAGGACCTGGGGCACAAGCTGGTGGTCTCGTCGTGAAGTTCACCGTCGGCCAGCAGGTCCAGTACATCTGGGGCGCGTGGCGGGTCACGTCGGCCGCCGCTGGTCAGTACGTGATCGAGCCCGAAGACGACACCGCCCGGGAGGAGTTCCGGAAGATGGAGCCGCACCATCGGCGTCGGAAGTGGACGCCCGGAGACGTTCTCGACCGGGGGAGGCTCTTGGTATCCGGGAAGTCATTGCGCGCCTCCGAAACGGGGACGGGAGGAAGGGCATGAGCAACGTGACCCCGCTCCGCAAGCCGTCTCCCACGCCTCATCTCGGCGCCCTCGACTGCACGTGGGCGGTCGACGTGAACCGCCATGACGCGGTCCGTCTCGTCGCTCGCCGCACCTCGGGGATCGTGACTGTGCAGTGGAAGCTCGAGCAGTGCGCCGGCGACCTCGACCCGCAGCATGTCGCGCGCCTGCATCGGCTGGTCTTGGGGGATGTCGAGCCGGGGGTGTCTGCGCTGATGTACGCGGACATTGAGGCCGGGCAGCTGTAACCCCATCGAACTCCCGCCCGGCCTGAGTGGGGAAGCTCGGGTCGGGCGGGGCAACACTCTGGGCGCGAGAAGCGTCTGAGCATCGAATCACCCACTGAGGAAGAGAGATCCGAGTGAAGAGCAAGAGACGTACCGCCGTTGCCGCCGCCATCATGGCCGGGGTCGCCGCGTTCGGCCTGTCCGCCTGTACCACCGAGGCCGAGAGCGTCAACGACAACCTCAGCAAGGACGCGGACAACTTCAAGGTCGCCCGCAAGATCACGTTCGTGAACGGGATCACCGACAAGGTCATCCTCGAAGCGCAGGGCCTCTGCTCGGTCGACCCCGGCGACGGCAACAGAATGTTCGTCACGTGCAAGGACTCCGACGGCAAGTACGTCCGGCACTCACTCGGCAAGTCCGACAACGTGTTCTGGTTCGTCGAGCAACTCGAAGCGACCAACACGTCCACCAGCGCGTACCGGTTCGTCGTCCGGCCGGACTCGCTGATCCCTGAGGTGTCGGTTGAGGACGACGATCGGTGACCACCTTCACCGAGTACGCCGAAGCGTTCGCGATCTTCGCCAAGTATCAGCCGCAAGGATCGAACGTTTCCGCCGAGCACGACGAAATCTGGGCTGGCCCTGCCGAAGGGTACGGGCCCATCAGCAACGAGGACCAGGGCCGACTCCGCGAACTTGGGTGGACCCACGACGGAGACGACAGCTACGGCTGGCACCTCTACGTGTAGTAAGCGCAGTGACGCCCCGGCAGGAGGGTTGCCGGGGCGTCCGTCTGTGTGCGTTCAGGCGGTGCGCTGCAGGGGAATGTAGGCGAGCTGAGTGCCGGCCTGGGCGACGTACTCGCGGAAGGTCTCGATGGGGACGACGTTGCGGCCGAGAGCGGCGACAACGACGCCCGTGTGGTGGCGGGTGATGAGCGCGTAGAGCGATCCGGCCTGGATGATGCGGTGGCAGCCTGGGTCTTCTACGCCGGGCGGGACCGGGAGGGTGTGGAGCTTGGTGTCGCACCAGGGCTCGGTGTGCGTGGTCTCTCTGTCGTCGATGTCTGACGTCGCTGTCATGGGTAGCAGCCCCCTCGTCGGCCGTGGTCCCGGCCCCTTGTGTCGTCGACCCTTCTCGGTGCCCGCTGGTGCCCGCATGCCCGCCATTGTCACTCGGTGAGTGAGACATCCTGACCCGATACACGAGGGGATGCACGGGTGGTTACCCCCTCATTGCGGGAACGATCCAACATTTGAACACTCGGCCTACCGGCGGGTGCCACTCGGAGGTGCTACCCATCAGTCAAATGGATGGTGAATCGGTATTCATGTGGCCGATGGGGTTATGAGCTGATCGGCCACTCAGTATGCGGATTGCGCATCAGACAGGCCCTCATGGTCCGCCAATGCGCCAGGGGGAGACGCCAGAGGAGGTCGCACTCAAAGCTCGGATGCATGGCCGACGACCTGCGCTCGGCGGTCGCCAGCGCAGTACGCGCCAGGCGAACCCTTGCCGGCCTCACGCAGGGCCAGCTCGCCGGCGCCATGGGAGTCGACCAGGCCGTCATCTCACGTATCGAAGCCGCGGTTCGTCCGATCCCACTCGGTGACGAACTGGTCAGGCTCTGCGAGCAGCTCGGCTGCACACTTCGGCAGCTCCTGGAAGACGCAAACCCCGAACAGCGTCGCGCGCTAGGAATCCGCGACTAAAGAGACGTGTCCTCGTACGGGGGGAGGCCGACAGCCTCACGATCGTCCGGGTCCAAGAGCTGCAGTAGCTGACGCAGCGGCCGGCCGAGCGCCCTGCAGACACCCGCGGCCTCTTCGAGCCTGATCGAGGCCTCGCCCATCTCGACGCGGGACACGTGCTTCTGGTCCCAGCCCTCGACACGTTCGGCGAGTTCGGCCTGAGATAGGCCGGCCGCGACTCGCCACATCTTCACGGCACGGCGGATGGCTAGGCGCCCGCTCGTGCTCGTCACGCACCGACATTCACAGCGGCCGGGACATCTTGTCCCATTCGCTGTCTGCGGTAGACGCTTATGGTCTAGCGTACGAGGCAGATCGTCACAGAGCAGTCACCGGCCGTCGGGGGAGACGCCATGGCAGCAGTGATCGGGATCATCGTCGTCGCGGCAGTCGTCTGCGTGCTGACCGTCAGATACCTCTGCCGCCGCTACAGGCCCGCACTCAAAGACGGCGAGGTGGACTACCACGGGGTGGCCGTGAAGATGCAGCCCCACCCTCGCCGGCCCGACGCGCTGCATGTGTTCACCAGGACCGCCAGTGACGCGCGCCGCGTACATGCTCGGCTCACCCGGGACCCAGGCATCGCGTCCGCCCAGATCATCGGCCCGGACCAGCGCACCATCTTCATCACCCACTAGTCGACCCCACCCCTGACGTCCCCTCGCCTGGGGTGGGGTGCCGCACCCGGTGCACTGCGGGACCGGGTGCGACGAGGGCCCCTGACCGCTGCGGCGAGACGGTCAGGGGCCCTCACCCTCTTGGAGGCATCATCATGGTCGAGTTGCACGGCGGTCTCGCGGACGGACTGTGCTGTGGTGGGATCCCCTGGGGATGGCCGTGCGTGTGGATCACCGTCGACCGTGGCGTGGCCCTTGCGCTGCTCGATGCGCAGCGGTGGCCCGGGATGCTCGTCACCGACCCTGAGGTGCAGTGGACGATGTACGTGCCGCAGCGGCGGGGAGTGTGGCGGGCTCTCGGGGAGCGAAGCCCGTGGCGCTAGTCGGGCTGAACGCAGTAGGCCCCGCCATCGGCTCTACCCCGTGATCAGCGAGGTCGGCGAGCGAACGGCGGGGCCTGTCAGTGAGGCTACTCGCCGCGCTGCTCGAGCTCGGCGATGCGGCGCTTCAGCTCCGGGATCTCAGCGAGCTGCTCGGTGACCTGATCCCGCCAGGCCTGCCATCCGACAGGATCGGGCGGGATAGGGAGCGCGAAGTAGCCTGCCCCGCGACGCCTCTCAATGACGCCCTCGACGGCGAGTGCCTCCATTGCGTCCTTGATGACCTGTACGCCGACGCCCTGCTTGGCCCATTGGCTCTGGCTGGGCAGTTGCTCGCCCGGCTTGATTTCGCCTGCTGCGATGCGGCGCCTGAGGTCGTCGGCGATCTCTCTCCACTGGGCTGGCACGTGCTCATGATGCCCGACCATCACTCGCTCGGAGCAGGCAACTGAAGTTACCTCCCCGTTCGACTTGACCTAGGTCTTGCCTAGGTCTCTACTTAGGTTCCATGAAGGAACGGAGCAATGGGAGCAGGTTCCTGACGACAGGTCAGGTCGCCGACCTCCTGGGGCTCTCCCGCTGGACCATCCGCCGCAAGTGCGAGGCAGGCGACTACAAGGGCGCCGACCGTCCCGCCGGACCCACCGGCCAATGGCGCATTCCCGCCGCGGCGATCCAGCACGACGACCCACGGAAGGAACCGTCATGACCGCCACCGCCACCCGCCGGAAGCCCCGCGTCGCAGGCCATCCCAAGTGCCCGATCGGATGCCCCGACTGTCACCTCCCCATCAAGGGAAAGACCCGACGGGAACGGGACTTCTTCATTGGCGTCCATCGGGGCATGCACCACGGCGTTCGCTAACCGAAACCACAGCATCCACGGGGGAAACGATGATGCTCGCCGTACGAGAGACCTACACCGGAGTCGCCCGCGAATGGCGGATCCTGCGCTCCGGCAATGAAGTCCGCACCGAACACATGACCCGCGAACAGGTCAACGACCTCCTGCGGGACCTCAACCAGATCGACGACTGTTACTCGGCGGAGGCGGCCTGATGGCGAATCTCAGCGAACACGTCACCGCGATGACGGGCGACAACGACATCCCCAGCATCCGTGAACGGCGCCAGTTCCCGTGGCGCCGGGCCGTCCACTGGCTCGGGTGGGGGATCTTCCTTCCCGGCATGTGGTTCGTGATGACCGGATTCCTCGATGTCCTCTCAAGTGGAGCGGGTCTTCCCGTCTCTGCTCCTGACCCGACGACCTTCGCGGTGCGCCAGATCGCGGGAATTGCTGCAGTGGGCCTTGGCTCGCTGATGTGGGAGAAGCGGCCGTGAGTGACGACCGATGCTGTCAGGCCTGCGGACATCGCAAGTCCGACGTGCAGCCCAGGAACGTGCCTGCCAAGGGTGGGTGGCCGGCCGTGCGAGATGCGCTGCTGTGCGGTGGGTGCGCGAAGGATCTGGGGGCGTCGTGAACGTCCTGATCTACGTGCTTGCCGCAGTCGGGGTGCTGACTCTGTCGGCCATCGTCACCGGTGATCCGCTGTGGATCCCGTCCCACGTCGGGGTGGTCGTGGCGCACCTGGCGGACGCGATCGAAAGTCTCTTCAAGTAGTCCTCCGGCAAGAAGGAGGCGTTCAGTGTCATCCGAGTTGCCAGACCGCTGGCAATTAGCAGAGGAGTCCGTAATGCACGCAGTTCACCAGGGCGCAGTCTGGCTCGCCAGCGAGACCGACGGTCCGTCCTTCAACTCGAACGGCCTCGTCGAGTGGGGCGTCCAGAACATCATCCCTCTGGTTCTGCTTGTCATCGGTATCGGCATCATTGCCAGCGCCCGCAAGGGGGCGATGAAGGACAACGCGAACACGGTGACGAACGTGATCATTGGGCTCTGTGTCATCGCCGGAGCAGCCGTGCTCTACGGGTTCGCTGGCCAGCTTACTGACCTGATGTTCTCCGCCTGATGAGGTCCCGCCCCGATGACCTGATTTACCAGGCGGACACGGTCTGGCTCGGGCCCCAAGGCATGACGTGGCCCTGGGTGGCTCGCTACAAGGCGTACGGCGTCTGGCTCCTGACCTTCCTCGGGATCCTCCTCGTCGAGGCCATCACCCCCTTGAAGGTCGGTATCCCTCCCGTCTGGGAGCTGTGCATCTCGATCCTCGCCACGTACGCCGTGATGAGCCTCGTCACCCACGAACGCCCCCTGTCGAGCCTGTGGCGCGTCCTGCTCGCGGAGGTGAAAACCCCTCGAGCGCAGCGTGTACGCCGGTCCCGCCCCGTGGACCGCTCCCTGAAAATCGTCCGGAAGGCACCCTGATGTTCCGCAAGAACAAACCCGCAGGCGAGGTGATGCCCAAGTCGCCGCTCGCCGCTTCCATGATCGACGGTCACATCGTCTACACCGGATCCGACGTGTGGGCGTGGCACGAGATCCCCACCCAGCGGTGGGCGTTCCGTGCCGACGGTGAGCGCCTGAACCTGATCCTCGACATCGCCTCCCGGACCGCCGCATTGCAGGGACGGCAGATCCGCATGCGGGTCACAGCTCAGCCCCTCGACGCCGCACGGTGGGCCGACACTCTCGGCGGGGAACTGACACCGGCCCCGCTGCCTGGGTACGGCGAGCATCTCGCCACGGTCCGCGACCACCTCTCCGAGGGGGTCGGTGCGCTCAAGCGCGCCTACATCGGCGTTCGGCTCACGGCCCGCCAGGGCGGCGGGCCGGTGAACGCGGCGTTCGACAAGGTGATGGGCCGGGCATCGCAGGGCCTCGAGAAGAAGGTCCGCGACGACGCGGCCATCGTCGCGGAAACCCTGGCCGGGGTGGGTATCGAGGCTGAGCCGGCGAGCGCGGCTTCGATGGAGTGGCTGATGCGTCGCTCTATCGAGCTGGGTATGCCCGCCCCGCAGGAACTCTCTCCGAGCGAGGCCGAGGGGCGCTGGGACTCCGGGGACCTGCACGAGCTGACCGAGAACGTCTCCCACGAGGCGGGCATGCTGTCCGACGAGGTGAAGGTGATCGGGCGTGGCCGGCTCGCCGGTCTCGAGCGGTGGGTGTCCGTGCTGACGGTGGGGCGGGTCGATCAGATCGAGATCCCGGACCCGGCGCACGTGCCGTGGCTCGCCGAGACCGACCGGCTCCCCTTCCCCGTCGAGTGGTCGATGAACCTGACCGTCCTGGACGGCGATCAGGCGAAGAAGGCCGTGCAGCGCAAGCTCCTCGTCATCCGGGACATGCAGAAGCACTACGCGGAGCACGGCCTGGACGAGCCGCTCGCCCTTGAGCGGCAGGTCGAGCAGGCCCGGCAGGTCGAGGACGAGATGACGACGGGCCGCGACGTTCAGGCGACCCGCGTGCACGGCTGGTACCGGGTGGCCGTGTGGGGTGAGACCCGAGAGGAGTGCCGTGAGCGCGCCCGGATCCTGATCGACCGGTACCGCAAGCGTCAGGTCACGATCGCGCGGCCGAAGGGCCAGTGGGGGCTGCTGCGTGAGTTCATCCCGGGTGAGCCGCTGTCGGACGCCGCGTACCAGCGGCGGCTCCCGGCCCTGTACTTCGCCGCCGGGGTCCCGCAGACCGCGTCGGCTCTCGGTGACGGCCGCGGCCCGTACATCGGTCACACGACGGGCGCCGGCCACCAGGCCGTCAACTTCGACACGCACTTCTCCACGGAGGTCCGGGAGACCTCAGGTCTCGTACCGATCGTCGGTGGCCTCGGGGCCGGCAAGTCGGTCCTCGCGGGGCTCATCACCTATGAGGCCGTGCGTCGCGGTGTTACGTCCGTGATGCTCGACCCGTCCGGGCCTCTCGCGGCACTGACGAAGCTCCCCGAGCTGCAGGAACACTCGCGGCACATCGACCTGATGGCCGCCCCGGCGGGCACACTGAACCCGTACGCGGTCGTCGCGCAGCCGCGGTCGGTCGACTACTTCGGCCGGCCCGACGAGCTGGAGGAGGCCCGGACGCTCGCGGCGCAGGACCGCAAGCTCCTCGCGATCGACGTGGCGACCATGCTGCTGCCCGCCGACCTGGCGACACAGGGCCGCGCCCGGCTCCTGATCACCGAGGCGGTGCGCTCGACTCGGGGCCTGCCGACGGCGTCGCTGTGGCAGGTCGTGAAGTACCTCGAGCAGGAGAGCGACGGCAAGGACATTGCCGCGTACATGCGGGACATGGCCGAGATGCCGATGGCCCGCCTGTTCTTCCCCAATGAGGGAGACGGCCAGGCGCAGAACGACGACTCGGACGAGGCGAAGCTGACGGTCCTCACGATGGCGGGTCTGGTTCTCCCGCCGAGCTCGGTCCCGCGCGAGCACTGGTCGACGACCGAGCAGCTCGCGGTGCCGCTGCTGCACCTCGCGTCCTGGTACGCGACTCGCACGATCTACGGCCGGCCCCGGGACGAACGCAAGCTCGTGGCCCTCGACGAGACCCACTTCCTCGGCGAATGGGGTGCGGGCCGGGCGCTGTTCAACCGACTCGGCCGTGACTCCCGGAAGTGGAACACGTGCGTTCTGGCCGCGTCGCAGAACCCGGCGGACGTGCTGGGCATGGAGGTGTCGAACTTCGTGTCGGCAGCGTTCGTGGGTCGGATCCAGGACGAGAAGGTCGCGGAGGATGCTCTGCGGCTGCTGAACGTCCCGGTCGGTGACGGGTACGAGGGTGCGCTTGCTCGGTTGTCGCCCCGGTCGATGTCGGGTCAGCGGTCGGGTGTGCGCGAGTTCGTGATGCGTGACGTCGATGGGCGCGTGGACAAGATGCGCGTCGACCTGGATCACCTGCCGAGTCTGCTGGCTGCGCTCGACACAACTGCGGCGCCAAGTTTGCCGCGACCGGAGCCGGCAGCCGACCACCATGCGGCCACGATCGAAAGCTTTGAGGAGCGGACCATTCGGCTGCCACAGCCGGCGCGGACGCGCCGGGCGATGCCAGCCGCAGTGGATAACGTCACCGCCGGGCTGGGCGGTGGCCAGTGATGCGGCGGGTACTGGCGGCCCTTCTGCTGGCGGTCGTTGCGCTGGTCGGTCTTGCTGGCTCGGCGGCGGCGAAAGATGGCCCAGACGTCCCGGACCCGACGAACCCGAACTGCTGGCTGTCTCCCAAGCCCGACTGCTCCGGCACGACCGACAACCTGGTCTCGGACGTCGCGGACTGCAAGGACGCCCCGGACCCCGAGGTGCCCGGCCGAGGCATCACGGGCTTCTTCACCCACAAGCCCGACAAGCTCCCAGCGGACGAAGACCCGTTCGCTGATGGTGCCCGCGTGTCGATCTACCAGGTGTACGGGTACGCAGGCCTGCGGTTCAACACGTACGACCTGGGCTGCGGTGGCGACATCGTTCGTAACCCCGACGCCGTGGTTGGTAACGCCATAGCGAACTGGATTTTCCAGGTTCCTAAGTCGGTGATCTCGGCGACCGCGGCGCTGGCCGGCGCCGCGTTGCAGCCGGAGTTCCTGACCGCGTTCAACCCGCTCGTTCAGAATGTCGTGGACGCGCTGCACGCGGCACTGTTCTTGAAGTGGGGGTGGATCGCGGTCGCTCTCACCGGCGGCATGCTGATCTACAACTCGCGGAAGCAGGCACTCTCGTCGTCGGCAGGCATGGTCGGCTGGGTGCTCCTGGTCATGATCGTGGTGTCCGCCGTGCTCCGCTGGCCGCTCGCGGCGGGTGAAGCTGCGGACAAGACGTCGGCTGCGGTGCTCACGTCCGTGTCGTCCGGGATCACGGGCACCGACCCTGCGATGGCGTCGAGCCCGGGTGAGTCTGGCGCTTCGCTGATGCACGAGTCGGTGCTGTATGACTCTTGGCTGTCTGGCACTTTCGGCAGCAGCGACTCGAAGACCGCTAGGGAGTATGGGCCGAAGATCTTCGCGGCGACTGCGCTGACGTGGCGTGAGGCTGCGGTTCTCGAGCAGGACCCTGATGAGGGCAAGAAGATCATCGAGGAGAAGAAGGAAGCCTTCAAGGAGCTCGCCGACCGGCTGAAGGAAGAAGACCCCGACGCGTACGCGAACCTCTCCGGGAAGCGATCCGACACCCGGGTCGGGTTCACATTTCTCGCGCTGGCCGCCGCGTTCTGCCTTGTCCCGTTCCTCTTCATGGCCGCGCTCCTCGTCATCGGGGCGCTGATCATCATCCGCGTCGGCGTCATGGTCACACCCGGCCTCGCGACCCTCGCCCTCTTCCACCAGGCCCGGGGAATCCTCATCGGGATCGGCAGCACCATGGCCGCCGCGATGGTCAACAGCCTCGTCTTCGGGTCCATGTCGAGCGTCTTCATCCTCGCAATGGGACAGCTCATGGTCTCCGATGGCATCCCCGGCTGGCTGCGGATCATCCTCATGCTCTTGCTGACCGTGGTGTTCTGGGTGGCTCTGCGGCCTTTCCGGAAGTTGACGCGAATGGTGTCGGCATCCAGCCTGCAGAGCACGTTCCGGGACGCCGCAGGCTCACCTCTGGCCGAGGCGAAGAAGGGCGCGAAGACCGTCGGGAAGATCGCGACCACAGCTGCCGGGGTGTTCGCCGGGGCTCGGCTCGACGCTGCCGTCGGTGACCTGAAGTCGGAGCCGAAGAAGCGCGCAGAGGCCGACCCCGACGTCACCGTTGAGGTCCGGGACCTGCCGGCATCCCCGCCACCGCCCCGCCGCCGGGCGATCGAGGCGCCGCCGAAGCCGCAGCTGCCCGGTCCGCCGAGCGGGAATCCGTCGCCCATGGGGCCCGGGCCGACCCCGCCCGCACTCCCTCCGGCCGCGGCGCCCGAGCCGCCGGACTCTCCCGCCCCGGTCAGGAAGATCGTGACCCGCCCCGGCGACGACGGACAGCCCCTGGAAGGCGTCGTCATCCCGCCGTCGTGGATGCCGCCGGTCCGCTACGAGATGGAGGACGCGTGATGAAGCTCCTGTTGCAGCACAAGTGGGCCGTGACCGTGGCGGTCATCGCAGCGATCGCGATCGTAGTGTCCGGTCGTTTCGGCGGGCGCGACCTGGCGCCGCCCGCCCCGACGTCTACGGCGCCGGCCGGTGCGTATACGGTCGACAGTCTCCTGTCGGTCAGCCGGGCCGCCGAAGCCGCGCAGAATTTCGTGCGCCTGTGGGCATTGCCCCTGCCTGGCGACACGACCGAAACGTGGGAGGAGCGGCTCGATGGGCTCGTCACCCACGACCTCGGGCGCGGGCTGCAGGTCACCGACCTTGGCAACCTGCCGCGTCTCGGCCTGTCGAAGGCGACGCCGCCGGACGTGCGAGCGGTGTCGACGCGATCGGCGACGGTCGTCGTGACCCTGGAGGACGGCTCGGAGATTGCGTGCGAGGTCGTCATTTACGGGCCTGGATATGCGGTCGGCAGCTTCGCCGGGATCGACGGCGACTGATGCGCAAGGGATGGGTTATCGCAGGCCTCTTGGCTCTCGCCGCGCCGCTGTCGCTGATCGTGCCGGTCGTCGGGATGGTCATGGTCACCGGCATCTCGACCGACGGGGAGGTGCCGCCCAGCGGCACGCAGCCTGTGTCGTGTGGGCAGCCCGCCGGTGAGGCGATCAGCCTCACGTCGGCGGAGCAGCGGGCGAACGCGAAGACGATCATCTCGGTCGGTGTCGAGCTGGGCGTGCCAACCAAGGGCCTGATCATCGCAATCGCCGTGGCCCGGCAGGAAAGTCGGATCGAGAACCTGCCGTACGGCGACCGTGACTCGGTCGGCCTGTTCCAGCAGCGGGCCGGCTGGGGCACTCTCGCTGAGCGCATGGATCCGCCGACCTCGGCCCGGAAGTTCTTCACCGGCGGAACCGAGGCCGGGACCACCGGGCTCCTCGACACGCCCGGCTGGGAGGGCATGTCGGTCGCCCGGGCGGCGCAGGCAGTCCAGCGCTCTGCTTACCCGGCGGCGTACGCACAGTGGGAGGGGATGGCGACCACCGTCGTGCAGCAGGTCCTCGGGTCCGGGCCGGCTCAGGAGTGCACGCCCGAGCAGACGCCGGGCGCATGTCCCGCCTCGACGGACCTGTCCGGCTACCCGAACGGCGAGATCCCGTCATCCGCACTGTGCAAGATCGCGTTCGCACCTGAGCATCGACTGCGGTCTGACGCCGCACTGGGGCTCGAGCGCCTCAATGTCGCCTATCGCGAGCACTTCCGCCGGGACATCTGCATCACCGACTCTTACCGTGACCTAGCTACCCAAGTTCGCCTGAAGCGGGAAAAGGGGGCCCTTGCGGCGACCCCGGGGACAAGTAACCACGGGTGGGGCCAGGCGCTCGACCTCTGCGACGGGATCAACACGGGGCCCTCCGCGGAGACATACCGGTGGATGAAGACGAACGCCCCGACGTACGGCTGGGTACATCCCGCCTGGGCTGAACCCGGCGGCTCAGGGCCCCTCGAGTTTTGGCACTGGGAGTTCGACACATGACGATCAACCCCGCCTGGACCCGGGCGCCTACTAATTACCAACTCGCTGGCAGCCAGCCGCTTGTTACCAGCCGATCAGCAAGTCGCTACCCTGCCCCCATGGAGAAGCTGCCCGCCTCGTTCACTGAGCTGCTCAGCGTGATGATCCAGTACGTCGAGCTCAGGGACCGACTTCGGGACGTCCGCGAGACCGCGGCCGGCGACCTCCACGAGCTCGGATGGCCAGCCCAGCGAATCTCGGACGAGCTGAAGGCGCAGCTCGAGGCGCTGAACTTGTCCGACTCCCAGCTTCGTTCGCTCGGCGTGTCCAGGGCGACGATCGATGCGGACATCCGGTCCTGGCGCCGGGAGCAGGAGAAGGCCGTGACGTCCGGTCGGCGGAAGCGAGTGTCCGGCGACTGACCGGGTGATTGTCCGGCCTTCCGATGTCCGGCCGCCGGGGTTGAGGTTGTCCGGTCTGGTGGTGCGCGGTTCCGGCCGGCCGCTGAGCCGCCCACTTCACCTCTCGGGACTTCCCGGATTGATCGCGCTGAGCTTGCTCTCTCTTCGGTGAGGAAGCTTGCCCCGCAAGCTGATCCACCATTTCCCAGCTCTGGGTGCACTGCAGCTTGAGACCTCCTCGGTAAACCTCGTCGGCCTCAAGCTGAGCTTACCCATGCTGTCAACTAGTTGCTAGCTGGCTGGCAACTAGCAACCTGCGAGGAAGCATCCTCGCTGACTCATCCTGCTGTCACTTGCGATTCGCGGGCCCGCCGCTGAGCCTGGTCGCTCGTGTCGCTCTGCTAATTGCTAGCGGATTGGTAATGTGAAGTCATGTCCGAGCATCACCGCAGGCTGGGCGTCGATTACGCCCGGGATCACGACCGCCGCATGTCGGAGATCTATCCCGACGGCGACGAGCCGTGCCACTACCTCGCACGCCTGGACCTCGGGCACTGCGAAGGGAAGGTGAAGAACGAGGAGCACGGTCAGATCGCGAACGAACGGCACCACGTCAAGGAGCTCGCCGACAACCGGGGCAAAGACAACGCGAAGGTCACGGTCCCCGCATGCAGGAGGCATCACCAGATCATGACCAACGCGAACAAGGCCGCCCGGGCAGGCAAGCCCGTCGGCGGACAGACCCCGACGAGTCGAGGCGGACAACGACGCCCATCGAAGGGCGGACAACCGGGCGGACAGAACCCGGACAACGGAGCGGACAGCCAGCCCGCCTGGGTGCGCCGTCACCTACTCGCCGCTGGCGCCGTCCTCATGATCGGTGCCGTCCTGTGGATGGCGGACATGTCCGGGGAGGCCATCCTCCTCGGCTCGTGCACCGCGGTCTACGGGGCGGCGCTGGCCTACTACTTGAACGTCCGCTGGACCCGCGCCCGGGACCTTGCCGAAGTCCACTCGCTCGCTGTCCGGTCGATCAAGGCCGACCCGCGGATGGTGCGTGTCGACCGGCCCCGGTGGCGGTGGCAGGCGGGCATGAAGGCGGACATCGTCCGGTGCCGGATCTTCTTCCCCGGTGTCGAGTACATGACCGACCCCGGCACGCGGGCCCGAGTCGAGAAAGACTTCTGGGTCGCGCTCCATGCCCGCATCGATTGGCCGGCTCATGCGCTCCACCCGCACTTCGATGTCCGAGTCGTGCCCGTGGATGCCGGGCCGGGTCGCGGACCGGTGGCCGTCGAGGCCGAGCCGCAGGAGGAGACCCGCGAGAAGATCCGCACCACGATCGAGGAGGACCTTCACAAGACGATGAAGTTGAAGGAGAAGCAGAAGCTGACCTTCACGATCGTCGAGCGTGACGCCGAGGGCCCGCTCGTGTGCACGCTGGACTACCCGGCCGGATTCCAGGACGGGTCCGAGGAGGCGTGCTACCTGGTCCAGGAGCGGATCAGTGCCCAGCTCGACGGGATCCGGTTCGTCGCTCAGTGGGATCGCCGGGCCGAGAAGAAGCGGCTGACCCTGACTCGTCGGCCCGAGCTGCCAGCCGAGGTGCCGTTCCGGTTCCCGGCCCCGGGGGAGCGGCTGGACCCGATGGTCATTCCGCTGGGGATCGATGAGACGCAGCGCGAGCGGGCCTGGAACCTTCGCGTTCACCCGCACATGATCTTCGCCGGGGCGACCGGGGCCGGGAAGTCATACACGCTCGCCGAGCTGATCTACCAGCTCCTCATCCGCGGGTGGCAGCTCATCCTGATCGACGGCAAGGGGACCACCTTCGCGCCGTTCCGGCGGTGGCCCGGCGTTGTGGGCTACGGCCTCGCGAACGCGCCTGAGTCAATGGCGCACTGGATGGAGCAGGGCAAGTACATCACCGAGGAGCGGTATGACCAGGCCATCGATCACGACGTCGACCCGGCGAGTTTCCCCCGCCTGATGGTCCTGATCGATGAGCTGACCGAGGCTAACGAGAACGTCGCGGAGTGGTGGAAGGAGCTGCGTTCGAAGGAGAAGGAGCTGCCTCGGGAGTGCCCGGCGATCGGGGCGTGGGCTTCGGTGGCCCGGAAGGGTCGCGAGGGTGGAGTGCACCTGCTGGTGGCTACACAGCAACCCAACGCCTCTGACAACACGTTCGGGTCGACGGAGACGAAGGCCAACCTTGCAGGGCGGTTCTTCCTTGGCCCGACCGAACAGCAGTCAGCGCTCATGATGTTCGGGCGCTCGACCCTGGGCCGAGACATCCCCGAGGACACGAAGGGCCGCGGGACGCTGAAGGTGTCACCCCAGGAGCCCGGGGTCGAGGTACAGACGTACTTCACGCCGCGCCCCAAGCCTTCCGGCGCGATCGCCCCTGAGCATGAGACGTTCTTCGCGAAGCTCATGCCGCTCGTGGAGGCGGCGCAGGCGAAGGTGAAGCGGGTCGCCCCGGCTGGCGGGTCCATCGACATGCGCCCGGATCCTCGGTTCCGTGAGATCGAGCCGACGAAGCCGGCTCGGCAGCGAACCCTTCCACTCGAGCAGACCCCGACCATCGACGTGTGGGACCTGGCGGCCCGGCTGAAGGACGAGGACGTCGTGGAGTGCTGGCTGGACGGCGAGCGCCTAAAGGTCGTCGAGGTCATCGGTGAGGACGAAGTGGAGATCACCCACGTCGACGCGGAGGGCAAGCAGCAGACACTCATCGTGGACGACTCGGCCCGGTTCGAGCTGCGAGGTGAATCGTCGTGACCAAGGAGCGTTTCGACTGGGGCCGGCTGGTCATCGCCGTCGCCCTCATTGCGATCTTCACCGCGAGTATTCACGCGGAGATCGAGGCCGGTAAGTTCGTCGGGCTGGGCGACTTCGCGTACGCGCTGCCTTTCGCGATCGACTCGTATGTGATCGCCTCCGTGATGACTCGCCTCGACGTGGGCCAGGCATTCGCCGTCATGGGCGTCAGTGTTGGCGGCGGGCACTTCTTGATCGGCATGAAGAAGGGCGTTGAGTACGGCGCTGCGGCGGCAGCGATCGGGATCCTGCTGACCGTGGTTTTGTGGCGGGTCCACACGCTGATGGAAAAGCGGAAGGAGCGACGGGAAACCGCCGCTGCGGCCGTTGCTGCCGAGGAGCAGAAGGCCCGTGGCGCGGAGATTGCCGAGCGTGCGCGTCTGGCCCAGATTGCCCGCGATGACGCTGAGCACGCTGCCCGGCTCGAGGCTGAGCGCATCGAGCGTGAGGAGGCTGCCCGTCGTGCCCGCGTGCAGGCAGAGCTGGACCGCAAGGAGGCCGACGCCCGGATCGCCCGCGAGACCCGTGAGCACACGGCGCGTCTCGCCGCGGAGCAGGAGGAGCGCCGGCTGAAGTCGCAACGGGAGCGCGAGCAGGCCGAGGCCGCCCGGGTTGAGCGTGAGCGCCTGGCTGCGGAGGCTCGAGCTCGTGAGGCTGAGGCGAAGGCTGCGGCCGAGCGGGAGGCGGCGGAGCGGGCGAAGGCCGAGGCGTCGGCAGCTCGAGCAGCGAAGCCGAAGACCGCGACGGAGCGAGTTGAGCAGTCTGCTGGCCTTCGGGCAGTGCCGGCGCCGAAGGGCAAGCCGAAGTCGGCGTCAGAGCAGGCTCGCGGGCTGGCTCCTGAAGTCGTCGCCGGGCGAATCTCGCCGCGCGAAGCCGCGGAGCGAATTGGTTGCGACCCGAGCATCATCCGGCGCGCCGTCCGGGAGCTGAAGAGCGATCAGCCAGAGGCGGTGAACGCATAGTGCTCAATTCGACACACGGACCTACAGGCTCGCTGGCCGGAATCCTCGCCATGCGGGCCGGGATCGCTTTCGGTGCGGCGCCTGCCGACCCCGCCCTCGCCATCTGGCACGTCGCCGGCGCGACGGCGGGCGGCATGCTCCCCGACGCCGACCATCACGCGTCCTCGACGGCGAAGGTGTGGGGTCCGCTCACGTCGATTCCGGCGCGCTGGTTCGGGCGGATGGTTGGCGGGGCACCGGGCCGGCAGTCATGACCTGAGTAAGGGTGCGCCGGTCCTGTTCGCCGCGGTGTTCGCGGTCGGCCTGCTGGCGCCTCGGCTGGTCGAGTTCGCTGTGTCGCCTGAGCCTTCACCGGTGGGGGACTGGGCTCGGCTGGTCGCCAGGCTGACGGGGATGGGTGTCGTCGCGTTGATCGCGGGCCTGTGTTTCGTTGCTCTTGCCGCTCTGATCCCGGGGCGCTGGGAGGGTTCGGGTGCCGGCAATCTGGTCGCGTCGTGGATTACGGCGCTGTGGGTGACGCACTGGTACCCGGCGGGTCTTCCGTGGCAGGTTGTCGCGATGGCCGCCGGGGGCATGGCGCTGGGTGCGACGACGGCGATCCTGCAGGACGCGTGCACGATCTCGGGTGTCCCGTTCGGGGTGGAGGAGGTCGAGCGGGAGGTGCGGGGTGTGACGCTAGTGAAGACTCGCGAGCGGCGCCTGCACCTGCTGCCGAGGGACTTCCGGATCCGCACTGCGTCTGCGTTCGAGCGGCACTTCATCCGGTTCCCCGTGCTGTGCCTGGTCGTGTGGCAGTCGTTCGAGCTGGCTGCTGATTGTGGCCTGTTCGGGAGCCCGTTCGCGTTGTAAACCCGCAAGCAGAGGCGGGTTTCACTCAAGACTGGCCATCGACGGTCGATGGTCGTGTAAGGGCTCGCCCCGGCTCCACTCGCACGGTTGCACCCGCGTGAGCTTCGACGCCAAGGGCGAGCTGTCCACCCGATCCCAAGGAGATCGAGCGACATGTCCTACCTTTCCATGCCCGGGTTCGTGCGTCGTGGAGGCGTGCGTCGGGTGTTCGCCGGAGCTTCACTCGGTTGTCTGGCGGTGGCTGGGGCGATCCTGGTCCCCGGTCCGGCGCAGGCTGCTGAGGCTCCGATCCAGGCGGCTGCGTGCCGGGAGCTCGGCTATCAGCTCGACGCCGGCCCCAAGCTGAAGGCCGCGGCAGGGTTCCGGACCGAGTGGATCGGCAACCTGTGCGTCGACGGACGCGCGGGGATCTGCGACGACTACGGCCTGTCCGCACCGGACGGCCAGTGGATCGACAAGCCTGCGAAGCGCCGGCCCGGGAGCGATCGGGCGACGCAGGTCGAGCAGTACATCGCCAACGCGCACCCGACCGCGATGACCGACTCGAAGACGACGTCCGCGGCGTACAAGTCGGCGATCAACCGGGCCGTCAGCAAAGGCTTCCGCTCGGACTGGGAGTCCACGTACAAGCCCAAGTTCCGCAGCCTCGACCCGCAGGTCATCAAGCTCGCCGACGCGTGGCTCGCCGACGCCGAGAGGAACGCTGGCCCCGTGAAGGTGACGGGAGGGCTCACGTCCAAGCCGCTGCCGGGCGGGAAGGGCCGGATCAGCATCACGGCAACGGGCAACGGGAAGGCGCTGACGGGTGCCCAGGTTTCATGGAAGGTGTCCGGTGGCAAGGTCCTCACGTTCTCTAAGACCACCACGGCGAAGGGGCAGGCCGTACTCGACTTCACGCGCGGGTCGGGCCCGGTGAGTTTCGCGGCGGTGGTGACGTCTCCGGAGTGGCGCACGTCGATGTGGTCGCGGCCGACGTCGGGGAAGAAGCAGCACCTGATTCGCGGTGGGGTCACGGTGAAGACGACGATCACCGGGAGGTTCGACTCGTTCCCCGGGATCACGGCGTCGACGAAGTGTGTCCCGGACTGCAAGGGCCGCCCGCCAGTGACGCTCGCCGCGAAGTCGTCGGGGTCGCCGATGCGCTGGCAGGCTCTCGTCGGGGGCAAGGTCGTGAAGACGCTCGAGGTCAGTGCCGGGAAGACGGCGGCCGGCACGTTCACGGGTGTCGACGGCCAGCGGGTGGCCTTCCGCTACCAGGTGCAGGTCGGCGGGAAGTGGTCCGGGTGGCGCACGGTCAGCAGGACGTTCGACGTCGTGTGCCCGGCCGTGCCGCTGTTCAGCATCACGGGCACGTGTGACTGTGGGGGGCACGGCATGGTCGCCCTCCACATCCAGGCGCCCGGTGGACCCCGCACCTACGACGTGACCTACGGCGGCGAGACGAAGCGGATTAGTGGCAGCGCGGCGGTCGACTTCCAGGTGCCGATGGCTCAGCTCGCCGGCGCGCGGGTCACGTACGACGCGCTTGACTCGGCGGGGAAGCGGCTCGGCGGGGGAGTGCTGACGCCGTGGACGCGGTGACCTGAGCATGCGAGCGGCCCCCGACCGGATTGGTTGGGGGCCGCTTTGTTTTGGCTAGTCGCGCTTGAGTCGTTCGGCATGGTCTTTGTAGCGACCAGTTGCTTCGATCCCTGATTCCCGGGCGACGCGTCGGACGTATGCGGGTGACCAGCCGGAGAGGTGGACGAGCTCCGTGGGGCCGATGCCTGCTTTGAGTCCTGCGGCGACGAGTTCGCGCATGGCTTCGCCGTCCTTGGCGCTGGCTTGGTCGTGTCGCGCCTTCGACTTCGCCCTGGCGGCGAGGTCTCGGCGGATGTCGTCCGGGTTCATGCGTTCAGTGTAGCGCTACCGGGTTGCGCAACGCCAAGGGGTCGGTCTACTCTGGACGCAGAGCGCAACCGAGGGGCGCTACTTAGTAGCCAGGGAGCCGACATGAGCGAGACCACCTACCGAGTCCGTCTCCACATCGAGGGCGACGACTTCCCGCCGCAGACCATGACCGCCGCCGAGATCGACGAGCTTGAGCCCGGCAGCTACGAGATCGTCGGGACGAATTGACCACCGTAAGCCGCTAGGGGAGAGCGAGACTCGCAATGACCAACCTGAACGAGACGCAGCGGGCCGCGATCCTCTCGGCGGCCGAAGAGCTCGAAGGTATTGATGAATCGGTCCGACGAGGCCAGCGCGCGCACTGGGGAACGTACGGCGAAAGCCGCAGGGACTTGGATTCAGTGGACTCGGACCTGCTCGACCTTGCCGAGCGCGTGTCGGCTCTCGCGACCGCCATCGCCGATGCGTTCCGTAAACGCTGACCGCCAGAAGCCAAGCATCCGAGGGGAAGTCATGAGCATCGAGATTCCGGACCAGGCCGTTAAGGCCGCCGACCTGTGGGGCGGGCAGATCCCGTCGAGCAACCTGGAAGAGGCGTTGTACGAGGCGCTGCCTTTCATCGCGGGGGCGATCTACGCCGACCTGCGAGCCAGACTGGGCGAGCTGGCTTCCGGCATGCACGTCGCCGGGAAGGACCACTCGACGGGCGACGAGCGTAAGCGCTACTACGCCAAGGCCGAGGGCATGCGGATGGCGATCTCGGCGATCGACAACGCCGCCGCCGAACTTTCCACCGAAGACTGACCAGCGCACCGAGGGGGAGTCATGAGCGAGACCAGCACCCAGCCGACCGTCACGCCCGCAGCCCGCATGCTGCTCGACCGTTCACGCGGAAGCCTCACACAGGCCTGCAGTTCACGAGTCACGGCCGAGCGGTACGTCCAGGCCCACCTCGCGGCACTGCGTGCCGGGGTCGCGGTTCTCGCAGGGGTGAGCAATCCCGGCCAGCGGGGAGTCAGCGTCTGGGAGAGCTTGTCCAGCTACGTTCCCAGTCTGGCCAAATGGGCGGCCTACTTCGCGTCCACGGGGCAACGCCGCGCCGCTGTCGAAGCTGGCCGCACCGACACCGTGTCCGCCCGCGAGGCCCACGACCTGCTCCGTGACGCCGAAGCGTTCTACCACCTGGTCGAGTCCATGCTCGGTCTGCCCTACCAGCAGGTGCTTCCGGCGACACTGCCGGCCATCGAAGACTGATCCTGAGGGGGAGACATGGCGCAGATGATCGTGAAGGCCGAGCTGTCGCGAGTGGACGAGAACGGCGTCCCGCACTACGCGGTCTTCATGTGGCAGAAGTCCGACGGAACGAACGTCGGCTGGTGCTCGAATCAGGCCGGTGACGCGCTGAAAGGCATGTGCCCGGCCGGAGGTGGCTGGCACATCACGAGCTACTACAACAACTACTGACCACCCCGGAACGCCGACCGCACAGGAGAAACCGATGAGCAGCATCCCGCAGTACGCGTTCTGTGAGTCCGTGTACGCCGGACCGCAAGCCGTCGAGCACATCCGCGTCGTGGGCCCGGAGGGACTCAAGATCGGGGGTGGCGTGAAGGGCCCGACTCTCTGTGGGCGCACCTGGCCGAACGGCTGGGATGTTGCCGGAGAAGTAAACGCCGAGAACGTGTTCAACGACCACACGTGCCGCAAGTGCGCCGAGCAGTCCATGTACAACCAGGCTTAGGAGAAACCGATGAGCACGAAGACCCGCCCGTGGGAGCAGATCGACGTCCGGACGATGGGCGAGGCCGCGAAGACCGAAGCGCCGGAACCGTTCGCGTTCCTCTGGCGCGGCCGGCTCTACATCGTCCGGGAAGTCATTGGCACCTGGACCGAACCGCACATGGACGGCGCCACGGTCTACAGAGTCACCGCTTCCACTGGACGCGGATACGGCGATGCCGTCTACGACATCCGTCTGCACGCCGGGCTGTGGGCCATCCAGCAGGTACGCGACTACTGACTGCACGAGAAGCCAGCAGGAGGAAGACATGTCTCGGTGGAACGACACTCGCATTGACGACCTCAAGACCGACAGCACACTCGTCAGAGCCACAGGCAACGGCCGGATTGAGTTTCGCCTGTACGACCCGAACGGCTTTGGCGCCTATGCCCCTGCCTCCTTCTCCAAGGAGGAGGCCGAAGAGCTCCGCGACAACCTGGACAAGGCGCTGGCCCTCGACGTGAAGCAGGAGCAGAAGTGACGGTCGAGATTCTCGGCATCCATTGCCCCGATTGTGGAACGCGTGACCCGCTGAACTGGTCCTGCTCGCCAGGCATCCCGGACTACTGCCTCGGGTGCGACGATCGGGGACCCGAACTGGTGGATGGCTGCGAGGCGATGTGCACACACGGGACGGTCGACGACCGCCCGCGCTACATATACGAAGCCGATGAGTTCCGTGCGCTAACGGTCGGCATGAGCGTTCCCGCCCCGGAATCCATGTGGGCACACCCGGACATGAAAGAGCTGGCCGTTCTGGCTGCCAACTACTACGAGGAGCAGTCGTGACCGAGATCCCGGACGCCGCAGTCGAAGCGGCCTTCCCACACATCAAGGGCTTGGCCGGAACTAGGGAGCGCGAGAACGCCCGTGCAAGCCTTGAGGCCGCCTACCCGCACCTGGTGGCCGCCGCCAAGCGTGAGGTGCTGGCCGAGCTGCGGGAGCGACTGGAGACGGAGCTGTGTGATTACGTCGAGAACACGCGGCTGAACCGTGTGACCAAAGGGATCGAAATTGCGCTCTCGTTCATCGGGGACGCGGAGAGGGAGCTGGCATGAAGGCGCTAATCCTGGTCGCCCAGGTGGTAGACGACACCGGCAACGAGTGGACCGAGGCGCTGGCAATCGCCGACGAGGGGAAGCAACGACGTATCCCCGGCCATCTTCGGACGATGCTGGACTTCGCCCGCGACGACTACGAGCAGGTCCACTACGGCTACATCGACATCGAGATCCCCGACGAAGTGATTGCTTCCGTCCTACGGCAGTACGCGGACGCCGGAATGGTGGACGCGCGGCCGGCAGTCGAGGAGGCGCGGTGAAGGACACGACACCGGAAGTCATCTGGACCGAAGAGCAGGAACTCTCCGGTGATGGCACGGCCGCCGAGGCCCTCAAGATGCTCGCTGTCGGCGTCCGCACTGAATGGATCGAGGGCGTCACCCCGACGGGCGTCTGGTGAGGGCGTGAACGCCGCCGAGCACAAGGCAAAGGGGTACACGTGGTGCCCGTCGTGCGGCGAGCTGGTGCCGGATCATCACCGGTGCAGCTCGTGAAGGTCTACACCCCCGCCGACCCTGCACCCGCCGTCGCTGCGGGCGCTCTCGCTGTCGTGCACTGGGGCGACTACCGCCGCCAGGAAGTATGGGTGGCCAGCGGCGCGAACGTGGGAAACTGGTACCCGCTCGGGAACGAGTTCCACCGCACCCCTGCCAAGAACCATCCCGTCTGGGATGACGTCGTCGCCCGCGGCCCAGTGGTTCTCGTTGCGCCAGGGGATAATGCGGGTTACCAGCAGGGCTGGGTCGACGGGCGCCGCCGATTGGCCGCTCAAGTCGAAGAACTGGCGGAGGAGGAAAGCTGATGGACTATGCCGACATCAGTCTGAGCTATTTCGAGGTCGACTGCGACGGGAGTGCCTGTGGTTCAGGGAATGTGGGGGAGCACCTGCATCCGGCCCAGTTCGGCGCCCCACCGATCGCTCGCGTGATCTTCCGGAAGGGTGAGCGCGTCCGATACGAGGGGGCCCGATGGTCCGCGGCGTGACCGCAACACAGTGAAGCCCCCACCTCGACCCGCGAGGTGGGGGCTTCAGTACGTTCTGGGCTAGCGGACGGCGAGCGTTCCCTGCTGTTCGCGCATGAGTCGCTTGTGGAGCTCCGCCAGTCCCTTCCCGGTGACACGGGCCGTGGTCGACAGCTCAGGCTCGCCGGTCTTCGGGTGGTCGAACACGCCGACCTTCGCCGCGAGCCGACCATTTTCGATCTCCCGCTGGTACGGGTGGCCGGTCCGGTCGACCCACTTGATCTGCCGCAGGTACGCCATCAACCGGTTCCGGCCGGTGATGACACCGCCACGGTTCAGAGCCTTCGCTGCGTCGCCTAGAGCCAGGTCGGAGCCGGCTGCGATCATCCGCTGAGCGATCACCGCGAGGGGCTCGAGCGCCGCGACTTTCGCGGTGGCCTCGATCGCCTTCGTCTCGGCGACATCGGCTCGGAGCTCAGCGGCCTCCCGGGCTTCTGCTTCGGCGATCACCATGAGGGCGAGGGCCTTGCGGTCGACCTGCGTCACGTCGACCTCGGCCGGCTGGCGTTGGGTCGGGATCTGGCCGCGACGGAGGCTGGGAAGGACCTCGCCAAAGACCCACTTCTGAAAGCCCTCGACGGTGGCGCGAGTGTTTAGATCCTTCACTCGGTTGCTCTGCCTCTGACCAAGTACCCGATAGAAGCCGGGTTCGGTGATGTACCAAACACGCTGGTCGCCACCGGGGGTGGGAGCTGTCTCCCATCCCTTGTCCTCGTCGGGGAACTACAACTCCGAAGACCTCGACGAGATCTACGCCCACTGGCGCAACCGCTTCGACTGGCCAGGCAAGTTCGCCCAGAGCCTCGGCATCAGCATCAGCGGCTTCCTCGGCTCCAACGGCCTCGACCTCGGCCTGTACACCGAGGATGAGGATCCAGACTTCGACATGTACGCCTAGGAGGACCGCAGGATGACCGAAGATCGACACCTACCCTCCGCGCCCACACTGCGGCTCGCGGAAGCTCTGCCCTCGCCCCTTGCCGAAGACGCACCGAACCCCATGCCAACGGCGACCCGCGCGGTCCCGGCACAAAGGGGCAAGCGGCGGGATAATCCCGTGCGCATCATCAAGGTGCCACCGGGCCTTACATGCTTCCGCTGCGACGAGCCGGCCGAGTTCCGCATTCTCGTCGACGGCGAGCCCAGGGCCTCGGTTTGTCAGCACCACAAGACGAACGAGTATTTCCGGATGCGCCGTGCGTTGGGGTTCACGGTCTCGAAGCCTGGAACCAGGCAACGTCGACCGCGCCCTACCTCTACCGACTCCCGGGGAGGTTCGGAGCGGTTGGGCGCTCTCTCGCTCGCTCCGCCGACCTTGAAAGCCGACGGCTAGGCAGGGTGCGACCCGTCGTGGAGCTAACTGTCGACCGACGGCGCGAACATATCCGGCGGCCACACGTCCACGACGATGTCGATGAGCTGCACCTCGCCGTGCTCCTCGGACCACTGGCCGACAACGGACCACGCGCCGAGTGAGCCGGCGCCGGGGAGGAAACGGTACTCGGGGAGCTCCGAGTACAGGTTCGCCATGTGCCCCCAGGCGAGCGCGACGGCCTTGAGGATGTCGCCGAGCTCGTACGCCGCGAACTGGTGCCAGTTCGGTTCCTGCGTGGCGGGGAGGGCGCGTTCGAGGGCTTCCCAGAAGGCGGGGGTGGTGACGACCCGGGACTTCACGACGCGGCGCGGTCCTGACGGCGGTTGCGGAGGGCCTGGGCCTGGTGCTGGAAGATCGACCGGTGGGGTTCGGGCATGCGGTCGATCTCTTCGACGGACCGCACGGCAGAGTCGGCGAAGTAGGCGGCGCGCTCGTCGGCGGTGAGCTGGTCGAGCTGAGCCGGCGTCAGGAACCGTCCGGTCTGCTGCCACGTCTGGATCTGGTCCATGCTTCCTCCCCTGGTCACCCTGGATACGGTACCTCTGCCCGCGCGCCTAGGTCACCGAATCGGGATCGGTGGGCACACTCCGTACATGAAGTGGGGGACCGGCGGGCTCGAAGGAATCCATCGTCATGCTGCTGCGGCGGCGGAGAAGGGCAACTTCGTTCATGTGATCAAGCTGGCGGCCAAGTTGGGCGTCGCGGATCCGGACGGCTGGGCTGACGAGATCGCCGCAGTGGAGTCGGCCGGCTGGGTGCTCACGCACTGGTCGGTGGTGTTCGAGCCGGAGTTCAATCGGTACGTGGCGTGGCCCGTGTTCCATCGCCGCTGAAAGATCCCACTACCCGAGCAGCAGTAGAACGACGATCGCCACGAAGATCAGCGCCGCGATGATGTAAGGCAGGATCTGGAACACGAACTGGATGGTCGCCAGGATGTACGCCACCCTCGACCATCGGTTCGCGGACGACGCTTGTCGGTAGGCCTCGTCAAGGTGCGCCTGGATCTCGGCCTGTGATTGCGCGTCATCGGCCGGCTGGGTCACATCCGGACCTTGACCTTCACTGCCTTCGAGTAGCCGACCTTGGAGATTCCGTCACCGGGGACCCTGACGCGCATCTCGAGAGCACCCGCGTACTTCGAGTAGAACGGTTCGCGGTAGCAACCGGTGCCGTCGGTGTAGGCATACATCAGGCGCTTCCAGGGCCGACCCTTCCAGTGGTACTCGATCGCGACCTGGCGGTAGGCCTGGCGCTTGCTGTGGGCGGTGACGCATCCGCGAATGTTGGTGGTCTGGTTGGTCTTCAGCGTGGCGTCGCCGACCTTGACGGTGGCGCGGGTGGTTGCCTTGCGGATGGTGAAGGTCAGGAGGGACTCATCGGTGGTGACGTCCCCGTAGTTCTCGTCTTTGACGTCGACGATGACGGTCGCCGTGTACCGGCCGGGTAGGTCTTGCTCGCACCACTGGATGCCCGTGGTGCCCTTCGCCGGGCCGGTGTCGTAGTCGAATCCGCCGCTGTAAAAGTCGGATTGGACGTCGATGGTCCAGTTGTAGTCGGCTGGCATCCGTGACAGGTCGTAGTGGATGGGGATGTTGATGCACGAGCTGGTCGTGATGACGACTTCGGGCATGTAGACGCGTCCGCCGTACACGTCGCCACTGTCGGCGCGCGCAGGGGTGGCGGTCAAAGCCCCTGCCGCACAGAGCGTTACGGCCAAACCTAAGCGTTGAGCCGTTCGGATGGGCGTGCGGAATCGACTCAACATCTGGTCCCCCCGGCCGATGTTCATGGTGTCAAGGGCTCGCCCCCGACTCCCCACAAGGTGTTAGCGCACCGAGCGGATCGAGGCCAGGGACGAGCTGCCAAGCACCTGCCGTTAACAGGAGCTCAGCATGAGTGACTTTGTCACCCCTCCCGTGACCACACCGGGAGCGACCCGCACCACGAACACCCGACCCGGCCGCGGCTACGAGGCCCAGCCGCCCATCGTCCGGACGGCCAGCCGGAAGCGCACGATCCTCGCGACCCTGGGTGCCGCTGCGGCTCTCGCTGCGGGGACCATGGTGTTCGCTGGTGTCGGGCAGGCTCAGGCCGCCGTCGACACGATGCCGACCGTGCACGCCGAGCAGGGCCCGGTGCGCACGCCGTCCGGTCGTGTCCGGTGCACGGGGCCGGGGGAGTGGCACGCGACCGCTTTCGTCCCGACGACCCGCCGCGAGCACGGCAAGCACTGGGCGCAGGTGTCGATCCAGTACCGCCACGGCGGCCGGGCGACGATCGCCGGCACCGCGAGCCGTACGAGCCGGGTCGTGCCGGTGACGTTCTGCATCACGCCCAGCAAGGTCCAGGGCGGGCACGGTCCGATCCGGGGTATCGCCACGGATCTCGTCGACGGCCGCTCCCGGTCCTTCCCGATCAGCTTCCGTTAATTCCAAGTCTCGGCGTCGGGACTTGGGATTCCAGTCTTAAATTCCAAGTCCTGCGCCGGGCTTTCCTCCCCCATCAGACTTTCCGAAAGCAGGCGCATCATGTCCAGTACCACGACCATGCTCGAGCTCCCGATGGACCACGAGCAGATCCAGGCGATGCTGTCCCTCGCGATCGGCGCGCTCGGTGAATCCCGGCTCCTGATCGACACTCTCGGCCGCACCGGATACGCCGTCGACCCCGAAAAGCTCCACCAGGCGCAGTACGGGCTCATGCAGATCCTCAACCACGTTCCCGACGGGCATCCGGCGCCGAAGCTGTCGCAGGTGCACGCCGCGCGGGTCGAGACCGCGATGACGGGGGTGACCCAGTGAGGCGGAACCGGCGGGTCATGACGATCCCGTGCACGGTGAAACTCAGGCAGGCTCCGGCGCGGCACATGCAGCCGGTGATGTTCTCGTTCGATGCGGCCGAGCCGTTCGTCGTCCGGCTGGAAGTCCAGACGTCAGTGGAGGGAATCTTCGCGAAGTTCAATGTGTCACGGGAACTCCTGGCCAACGGATCGGGCGTGGCCGCGGGCGACCTGAAGCACCGGGTGTACCCGGATGACGGGCAGATCGTCATCAACCTGACCGACGAGAAGGGCACCATCACGTTCCGGGCCCTGCGCATCAACATCGACGCGTTCCTCGGGCAGACGTACCAGATCCGGCCCGTGCAGGCCGACGCCCCGTCCCTCGACGTCGACCCCAGTCTCGCGGCGGCTCTCGATGCGTGGATCGAGCACAGTCTGAAGGAGGCGTCGTGAGCATCTCTGGCGACCGTGAGCACCGGAAGGCCCTGACCTGCCAGCGGCGCAAGCTGCGGATCGTGCAGGGGCGCCGCGACCGGTGGATGCGTGACCTGCTGCGTCTGCCGGCTCGTGGGGATCGGACGTTCGCCGAGCAGGACTTGGCCGAATGGCTTCACGGGCAGTTGATGCAGGTCGACGCGAAGGCTGACCTGCTGGCCGCGGACCTGTACTCGATCGAGGAGGCAGCATGACCGCGCGCACCGAACACCTGCTGGTGATCGCTCGCCAGCGGCGGGAGCAGGTCGAGGCTGAGCTGTCCGCGCTGGACGCTCAGATCGACGAGTTGCAGGGTGGTCGGCCCGGGAGTTTCGTGATCGACGTGGAGAAGGCTCCGCCCGCGATGGAGGCGCTGCTCGCGGACCCGGTGGGGTTCCACCGTCGGGCGCTGGCCGAGCAGGGGGTGGAGGTCTGATGGGCGCGGGGATGCTCGCGGTTCCTCGCCAGTGTCGTCAGGTGCAGGCTCCGGCGCCGACGTCCGATCACGCCCTGCGCGAGTACCTGGCGAAGCTGAGGAGGGAACGGAACCGGCTGCTGGATCAGGCGGACACTGCCCGCGTGAAGGCGTATGCGGCCGATCTGGCGGCTCTGGCTGTGGAGCGGGAGATCGCGCACGTGACGGATGGGTGGGCGTCGTGAGCGCGGCGGGGGTCACTGAGGCCGACGAGATCCGCTTCAGCGTCCACGCGCCCCGCTCGACGTCGGATGCTCTGCTGGCTCTCGCGTCCCGGTGGGTGCAGGTGTCGTCGGAGCAGCGGTGGTCTGGTCGTGTCGTGGTCCGGGTGGGCCGGCTGCGGGTCGGGGTGGTGGTCGAGTGAGCGCCCGGATACGTCGTGCGACGGCGGAGGATGCGTCTGCCGCGCGGGAGGTCGACACGCTGGCGTTCCCCGCGGCCGGCGTGGTCAGTCACCGGTCGGATCCGGGTGGCGTCGAGGCGTCCGTGGTGGCGGGCGAGGTGTTGGTGGCTGAGGTTGACGGGCGGGTGGTCGCGTACGCGCAGCGTGAGCCTGTCGCGGCTGGGGTCGAGCTCCTGAATGGGATGGGTGTGATCCCGGATTTTCAGGGTCGGGGGTTGGGGCGGCGCCTGCTGGGGCGCATGTGCGCGGAGGTTCGGGCGGCCGGGCTTGAGCTGGTGACGGTGACGTCGCCCCTGAATGTGGTGATGTTGTCGGTGCTGATGCGGGAGGGGTTCGTCGTGACCGCTTACCTGCCGGATTATTTCGGCCCTGGGCGTGATCGTCTGGCGCTTCAGCTGGGTACTGGCGGGGTGCTCGAGTCGCCTTACCGGTGGCCGGCGATGCAGGGACTGTCGTGAGCGAGCCGGAACGCGACGACGACCTTGTCTACGACTCGTGGCCGGACCTGGATCCGATCAGTTTCGTGTCCGAGCGTCGCGGCCTCGGCCTGGTGCTCGCCGCCTTGTCGGTGCTGGTCATCGTGATCGTGTGCGTGGGTGCGTTGTGAGCCCGGACGTGCTGCAGGAGTGGCGTCGGTACGAGCGTGCGAACGAGGCCGCCCGTGAGCGTTACGACGTGGATCGGGACTCGATCGACGCCCGGTATGACGTGGTCCGGCCGGGGAAAGAGGGCTGGTACGTGCGTGATGTGGTCAGGGTGGCGTGAGTGGCTTCTGGACCCCGGGACCTGACGTCGAGCGGCCGAGGGTTACGGTCACGGGTGTGCAACCAGGGATGGACGATGCGACGCTCACGGAGCTGATGGGACCGAAGTGCCCCGAATGTGGCTGGCGCGGTGACCAGCATCGGGTGCCCGTGATGGACGTACCCGCGTGCTCGAGCTGGGATCCGGCGGTTCAGCCGAAGCGGGTCCGGCAAGAGGGCTGACAAAATGCGTGCAGGCCCCGCACTCAGGATCGAGGAGTGCGGGGCCGCTTTACGCGTCGGGCTCGTACCTGCTCCAACCACGGTGAACGAGCAGCACGCCTTTCCAGGGCCACTCGCCGTGATCTTCTAGCCGCCACGACTGCAGCATCATCTGCCGGCCGATCTGGATCATCTCTGGCTGGCCGAGTGAGGCGCGGTCGCAGGTGGTGTCTTGCGCGGTGATCTGGATCTCCCAGTCGCCCTCGTCGAGCTGCCAGGCGTGCGCGAAGTGCCAGCGGGCGAGGGTCGCGAGTTCCTGCGGGGTCCAGTCGAGCATGGGGGCAGGCTAGTCCTGGTCCCCGGGCTTAATGGAACCCCCGACCTTTAGGACTTGGGCGAGCCGACCTCGATGACGGACCCACTCCTTGCCTGCCGCGTCCCGGAACTCGAGGATCAGTGCGGCCGAGTAGGAGTCATTGGGTTTGACCAGGCTCATCGAGACATCGCGAATGTCGGTCGCTTGCGGCGGCAAGACCTCAAAATTTATTGGCTCGGCGTTGCCGTCGAGAGCGCGGACCCGAACCTCATAGACCGGCTGATTTGAGAGGTTGGAGATGTGCAGGCGCGCAAGTGACGGGCCGGGCTGGCCCATCTCGGCCATCGATTGCGGCGTGTAGTCGGGGTCGGGCTTCACCTCAAACCAGGCGCCGATCAGTCGAGCCTGCTCCCTAATACTTTGCATCTCATTCGCTGCGTCGCGGCCCCGCTCAACCTGCAGCAGGTTGTGGCTACTCGCCGCAGCTCGCTTCGCGTAAACCGCGGCGACACTGGCTGCGATCAGCGCCCCTGCAGTGCTGAACCCTCCGATGATGTCCGCCCAGTCAACCCATGTCCCCAATGCGCCCATGGCGCGCATTATGCCGGGCCTACCCCAGCTCCCGAAGCTAAAACGACCTGGCGATTCAGGTTACGAACGAGTCGTGCCGAGGTCGGCCGCATGATGAGACCGATCGATTGGTGGCGCGACGAACTGCGGGAGACCGAGCGTCGGGGGATCGCTAGTGGTGGGGGCTTGGATGACGGCGAGTTTCCTGACGAGCGTTGGCCGCTTGTGGTCCAGGCTCGCAGGTGGCATCAGGCGACAGTGGAAATGCGAGTCACCGCCGTTGAGCGGTCTCGCGAGCAGCGCATTGGCCGAAGCCTGCAGAACGATCCTTCCCATGACTTCATCCGATGGGTGGACAGGGAGGCGTCCGTGGAGTTCTGGGCCTTTCCGCTCGCCGGCGACCGGTAGCGATGTCCTGGGAGCCAGTGATTCCTGGCGTGTTCGCTCTTGGGGGTGTGCTCTTGAGCATGACCGGAGGAGCCGTGTCTGCGACTTACAGGAACCGTCGGGCGGACCGGGCTGAGGTTAGGCGTGGTCGCGATCAGAGGCTTGTGGCCGTCTCGGTGGAGCTGTCGACGTTCGTGGCGAACATGATTCCGATCGTGTCTGACGATCGGCTCACGCTGGGTTCGCTACTGTGGAAACAAGCCCACCAAGAGCGTCAGCACCTCCTGGAGCGCAACGTGCGGGTGTACGCGAACGTTCGGACACTTCGTTTTGAGTTGCTGAGGTTCGGCCCCGACCGGGGGGTCCCGCTTGTCGACGAGGCGCTGACCCTGATGGAGAAATCGCAGCACGCGGTCACCCGCGACCCGATAGGTCGCGTTCCTGACAAGGCCGCGAATGCAGTGCGCGAATGGCTGGTTCGCTTAAGGGGCATCGCTGACGATCTCGCAACGCTGGCGCCAAACTAGCGAAACGGCCCACCCCCGGCGCGAGGGTGGGCCGTATCGAGCAAGCCGGGCATGCCTTACGAGACCAGGCCGCGTCTCGTGAGGTTCTCCATGGTGAGCTGCGCGACAGACAGTGCCACCCCCGCGCCCGTGACCGACATTCGGAACTGCATCGTCGTCGCGCCAGCCGGCACGGTCTCCTCTGCGGTCCAGACCGACCAGGACGGCACGTCGGCTGTCAGTTGCAGGTCGGTGAGGTTGCCGGGCGTGACGCCGCCGCCGTAGAAGACTTGCAGGCGGACGGCTCCCGAATTGATGTCCAGGCCGGACACTTTGAGCATGAACCCGACCCGGATGCGGTCTCCGGCAACGAAGTCGGTGCCGACGGCAAGGGCGGGTCCCTCGCCGATGCGGATCGCGTATGCGCCTCCCGTGATGGTGAAGATGTTCCCCGCGATCCCGGTCTCCGTGGTGATGCTGCCCGTGGAGGTCGGCTCGCCGTAGAACCCCCAACCGGTGGGCGCGGTGGCCCCATTGACGGCGGGCAGGAGCGCGCCGTTCGAGGTGCCTCCGGTCTGGTTCTGGCGGGCGCCGAGCATCGTGCCGGTGTATCTAGGGTCGATCGACATCCACCCGAGTGCGGCGCGGGGGAACATGTCTTGCAGTTTCGACCACGCATTGACGCCCATGTCTCGCTGCGTGAGGGCGTCAGGGTGGACGCCGTCTTGCGTCATGCCCGCCTTGAAAAGCCCGGTGGCCGCGTCGGTCAGGATGAGGTACTGGTCGACGAGGGGCAGGCCGTACTTCTGCGCGAGACCTAGCGCGACCTGACGGATCGAGCTGATCTGCGTGGCGAGAGGCACCGCGGGGGAGACGCCGGGAATGTTGCCGGGAACGTTCTCGGTCGAGTTGCCCGACCCGAGAACATCGGCGGTGGGCGGCTGCTGGGCCGTGGGGGTCAGGCCGTTGTCGACGAAGTAGGGGTACGTGTCGGCGCGTCCGTAGCCTTCCCCGATCCCGCCGATGAACCCCCACGTCGATGATCCCTGAGTCCGCCGGTAGATGTGCCAGCGTGCGACGTTCTGCCGCGGCCATTTCAGGTTCACGGTGCCGGTGGCCGAGAGAGTCACGGGCACGGTCGCGACCGGTAGCCCTTCCTGGCCGCCCGCGCCGCCGGACACCCTTCCCGTGATGGTGTATTCGTAGCTGCCGGCTGCGAGAGTGCCGGAGCTGGTGAAGGTCGTAGCGGTGATCGAAGCCGTTGACGGAGAAACAAATTTCGGCATGCCCCGGGGCGGGGGAGTCAGGAGCCCGACAGCTATGCCCTTGGCCCGGGCCTGCTGGATCATCGATTCGAGACTGGCGAGAGTCTCCGTGGTCCAGTTGATGTCGTTCGTGCCGGTCGCGATCAGGATGATCCTCGAGTTCTCGCTCAGTACGTCGTTGGGGAATCGCGCGGCGATAGCCGTCGTGCGCTGGCCGCCGATCGCGTAGTTACGGACCAGCCGCATCCGCCCGCCGGACGCGAGAGCCATGTACGTCGCCCACGTGTCACCGTGACTGTTGTTGGTGGCCGACGAGTTTGCCTGGGTGATGCTGTCGCCCGTGACGACCGTGGAGTAGCCTGGCTGAACACTCTTCGGCACCCCGCCACTCGGCGTAATGCGGGCGGAGCTGAATGCGCTCACGGGGCGGCAGCCGCAACGAGATCCGGAAGATTACTGACGTCGAAGACGCCCACCTCACCGATCCGAGCCTGTACGTTCTGACCAGTCGGCAGGCCTACCTGCATCACGAGGTTGAGTCCCGTGACTCCGGCGGGGACGGTGTAGATGCTCTGGATGAAGTCGGGGACCCTCGGGATGAGGGCGCCGAAGTTCGCGCGGGACACGAACGCCTGGTCGTGCAGGCGTAGAGCAACGGTCGCGGTCGGGCCGGCGCCCTGGGCGGCGTTGTAGTAGCCGCCCGCGATGTCGACGACCTGCATCCGCGCGGTGATGAGCAGCTTCTGGCCAGGCGTGACGGTGCCGACCGGGTAGACGAAGTAGCGGTTACCTCCGGAAGCTGTTGCATCAAAGGCCATCTGAGCCCATTTGCCGAACCGCAAAGTCCCAGAAGTGTCGGTCACCACGGAGTATGTCGGGGCCGTGCCGGTGCCCCCCGGCTGCTCGTACCAACCCGTCGTGTTCGTGAGGAACTGCGGGTTGGTGATCATGTTGAACGGGCCGCCGACTGAGTCGACGATGTGTGGCACGTCTGGGGTCAGCAGCTCGAGAAACGCCTTGACGAAGGCTTCAGCGATCTTCTGGTGGCCGACCGTCTCAGGGTGGATGCCGTCGGTGTCGTAGCCGCCCGCCATGCCGTAGCCGCCGCCGCTGACCAACGCGCTGTAGACGTCCGCGATCTTGATGCCCTGGGTTGGCGCCCAGATCCGCAACCATGCGTTGAACTGGGCGACCCGCAGGTGATTCGCGGCCGGGCGGGATCCGCCGAGCGGCGGCGTCGTGCCGATGATCAGCGTTATGCCGTCCTGCCTCGCCTTCGCCGCGATGCCCTTGATGGCCGCTGCGTACCTTGAGAGGTCCTGCTGCCCGGCATCGTTCGTGCCCGCCATGAGCATGACGACCTGGGCGCCGTTCGCGCGCACGTCCATGTCGTACCGGGCGAGCATCTCGTCCGACCGCTGTCCCGGGTAGCCGCGTTCGATCCAGTTCTGGCTGATCCGCCCGCCGAGCATCTTGGCGACCTGGTCCACGAATCGCTGCCCCGCGCTGGCGGTGCTGCCATGGGTGATGCTGTCGCCGAGGAAGACCAGCTTCGCGCCCGGCGGCGGAGGCTGGGTCGGCGTCCCGGGCCAGCGCGACTGCTGCGGCGCTGAGGTCACGATGCGGGCGGTCATGCGGGCAGCTCCGCCCCGCAGAGGGTGAAGGTGCACGCCGGTGCGGTGCCCGCGCCTGCCGGGCCGCCGGAAGTAGTGGCCGTGCCCGTGTCGGTGTAGCTGAGGGTGCTCTGGCCGGTGACCGCGGCCAGCAGGCTCAGGTTGCCGCTGCTCGTGCCGCGGTACACCTTGTAGCCGGTGGCGCCGCCGACCTTCGGCCAGGACAGAGCGACGGACGAGGTGGAGCCGGTGACCGCGACCGGGCCGATCTCGAGGCAGGCCGGCGACTCCCCCTTCGCGTTCGTGGCCGCGTACCGGTAGAAGTAGCTCCCGGCCGCCAGGGTGCCGCCGGTCGAAGACGCGACGGACGACATCTGCGGCGCCATCGGGATCGAGTCCGACTGCCCCCACAGGGTGTCACCGGGCCGCAGAGTGGTCGGCACGTCGCTCTCGTAGGTCGAGTTCGCCGGGATGACCAGCCCACCGACGAGCGACTGACTGCCGTTGGCGGTCTGACCCTGCTTCACCTGCAGAAGCTGGACAGCCACGGAACTGTTGGTGGGGTTCGCGATACGGATGCTGGTGACCTGTGTGCGCGCACCGCCACCGGTGGCTCCGGGCGCGGTGTAGACGGTTTCGCCAGCGACCGCGGGCTGGTCGAGATAGAGCCGGTCGAGGTTGACCCCGAGGGCCGAGAGCGAGATTGGCATGGGGGTCTCCTCAGAGTCCGATCAGGGAAAAGATGAGGGCGGTACCGGCGGCGTCTGTAGCCGAGATGTTTCCGGCCGTCCCGCCGGGACCGTAGGTGCCGGGGAGTGCGCCGAAGGCCGTATTCACGTCACTGGTGTTCGCCTTGCCGGTCAGGGCGCTGGCTGCGCCGCTCGCCGTCGACTGTGCGGCACCAGCTGCTGCGAGCGCCTCGTCAGCGACCTGGGCTGCGGCAAAGATGCCGTCTTGCATGTGCTGGTCGCGGGCGGCGTTGTACGGGGTCTGCCCGTCGGTGGCGGGTGCGGGCTTCGTGTAGGTCATGTGAGTTTCCCTTACAGGTCGCCGGGGTTCACGCCGAGCGCGGTCAGGTCGAGGATGTCAAGGCAGCCGAGGCGGAACTTGACGTGCGCTCCGGTGGGTAGGCCAACCTTCCATTCGATCTTGCATGTGGTCACGCCCGTCGGGAGCCGGAACATCGTCAAGAACGGACCGGGGGTCGGGTCCCACGTGTTCGTCGCCCCGGAAATACCCGTGTATAGGACGCTTCCGTTGTCGGACAGGACACTGACGCCCCACCCGCCCGCGCCAGTCCCGAACGCTGCGACACCACCGGAGATGTCCTCAAGCTCAACCTGAGCGACCAGCGCGCACAAGCCGCCGGCGGTCAGCCCTGTCATGCCCTTGGCCAGCCCCGTGAAACCTCCTTGAGTGGCCGTGCAGTCGAGTTGCGCCCACTTCCCGGCAGCCAAAGCGGAACCAGCGGCCGGATCCACGCAGGCATAATCAGGCGTCGTCATCGTCGAGCCGAAAAGCGCCTGATAGCCAGTCGGGCCGCCGCCAGCAGTCGCCATCAGCGGGTTGCTGTTCACGCCCACACCAGCGGACGCGATCAGAGGCGCGACGGGCGGACGGACCGCCGCGATTGCGGGCCCGATCACCTTGCCCATAGCGATGTGACCGGTGTTGACCGGGTGGATGCCGTCGCCGTTGTGGTCGCTGCGGATCCAGCCCGTCGCAGGGTCGACCATCGCCCGGTGCGTGTCGGCGAGTGGCACGTCGTTCGCGGGCGCCCACTGCCTCAGCCAGAGGTTCTGCGCGTTGATGAACGCCCGGCGGTCGCTTGCGTTCGCGACGGTGGACCCGACGGGCGGCACCGTTCCGATGACCATGGGGATGCCGAGAGCGCGGACCTTCGCGCGGATCGCCTTGATGTTCGACTGCCACTGCGCCAGCGTGTTACGGCCGAAGTCATTCGTCCCGGCGAGCAGGAACACGCCGCCGGGCTTCGTCGCGATCACATCCGTGTCGAACCGGTTGAGGAGCTGCCCCGAGTCCTCCCCGGGGAAACCGCAGATGCTGGAAATACCGCCAGCGGGCGGGTTCTGGGCGCCCGGAGCGGCAGGCGACCGAAGGTTCGCGACGCGTGCCGTGCCGCCCGCCGTTGAGACCGCCACGTAAGGGAAACTCACGCCCGGGTCTGCGTTCGCGCCGTTCGTGATGCTGTCCCCGAGGAAAGTCCACGCACGCCCGGCGATCAACCGGGTCGGCGCGGCGCTGCTCGTGTACGCGAACGCCAGGGATGGGCTCGCCGCGATCTGCGGCAGCGACATCGTGGCGGCGGCACCGAGACCAAGGTTGTTACGGGCCGCCACGGCCGAGGGGAGGTCGGCAAGGTTCGACGACTTCTGCACCGACCCGGCGATGCGGGTGTCGCCCTGGATCGCGGCGTCTACGCTTTCGCTGAGCTGTTCCTGCGAGATGACGCGGGCCAGAGCAGCTGCAATCGCGGCGTTCTGGATGACAGAGGCGTTACCCGGGTCGAGATGGACGCCGGAGCCCACGAGGGAGCCTGGTGCGGTCATGAGATCTCCTGAAGTTGAAGCGTCCGGTACATGTCAGGCCCCGATCACGAAGGGCACCGCGAGGTTCGGGCCGATGACCGAACCGCCTGGGTCGGGAATCGCGCTCGGTGCCGTCCACGCTGCCGTCGTCGCCGAAGTCGCCATCAGCACGTACCCGGCCTGCGGCGTGCCGGACACGGTCACACCGCGGATCCGTGCCACGGTTGGCGCCTCGGCGGTGCCGGCCAAGTCCCCGGCTGGCCGGGCGTACGTGTTGCGGAAGGCGTCCTCAGACGCGAGCTGACCGACGGAACGAGTCGCCGACGAGCCAAGCCCTAACGCCACCCGGCCCGTCTGCGCGTTCACGTTCGACAGGTCGTCCCGCGCGAGATTGCTGGTCGCGAACTCTGCGACAGCCTCCGCGACCGCCTCGGCCAGCTGTTCTTGCGTGACGACACGAGCGAGCAGATTGGCGATTGCCGCGTTCTGCACGGCCGCGAAAGTCGCGGGATCCATGTTGACCGCCGAGCCCACTCGCGAGCCAGGAATGCCACCCATGTTGCCTCCTAGGCCAGTTCAAGAGAGACGTTGCCGAGGACAGGCGAGGCGAGGCCATTGCCGCCAGCCGTCGCCAGCCGCAGCCACTGATCGCCGGTCGAGGCGGCCGGCAGAGTCACCCACGCCGACGAGACGCCACCAGCTGCACCCAGGGACACTGACGGCCCGGATGCACCATCGAGAGCCACCCACACCTGCTGGTCGGTCGAACGCTGCACCAGCAGAGAGCCGACACCGGCACCAGCAATGACCGCCGTAAGTCGCGCCTTCACGTACCCGGTGAGGTCGAGGCGCGTACGGATCCGGGTGCTGCCGACCTCGAGCAGCTGGGCGCCGAGCAGGGCCAGCGTCAGGCCGCCGGTCGTCATGGTCAGTACCGCCGCACCGCGAGGACCAGCGTCCCCCTTGGCGCCAGTCCCGCCCGTGGGACCGGTGGCCCCTGCAGGTCCCGTCGCGCCTGCAGGCCCTGATGGACCTTGCGGGCCCGTGTCGCCCTTGGCGCCGGTTGGCCCTGCTGGCCCCGTGGCTCCGGTGGCGCCGGGTATTCCCTGGGAGCCCGTATCGCCCTTCGTTCCGGCGGGACCCGCTGGCCCCGGGACGCCCTGAGGGCCGGCCGAACCGGTCGCGCCTGTAGCGCCCTTGTCGCCCTGGGGGCCTGGCGGACCGACGGGACCAGCCACTCCGGCGGGACCCGCCGGGCCGGTCTCACCCTGGACGCCCTGCAGGCCGCGTTCACCTGTCGGCCCCGCGACCCCGTGTGCGCCATCCGCGCCGGGAGTTCCTGCCGGCCCGGGATCACCCTGCGGTCCGGGGATTCCGACGCCGTCTCGCCCGTCGACCCCTGGACTGCCCTGCGCACCCTGCGGGCCGACGTCACCCGCCGGCCCCTGAGGACCACGCGGGCCGGTCACGATCGTCACCGCGGACTCGTCGTCCGCGATCTCATGGCGGATCTGGATCAGCTGCGCGGCCACATCGGCAGCAAGCCGCTCAATGACCGCCTCAGTGACCTCGCCCAGCTGCTGCGCAACCTGCGCAGCCATCATCGCGGTCGCACGCTGCACATCAGCCATCGACGGCAAACGCCCAAGCTGATCAACCAGCGCCGACCGAGTCACATCCACATACAGGCCCGGATCCGTGATGCCGGTGCCGCCAACGCGAGGGCCAGGGGCGGGCGTCACGCTATGCAGGCCCTGCTCTTCGTGCCGTCCATGAGCATGCCCTACAGGCCTTCGATCGCCGAAGTCGGCACGTAACCGACCGTGATCGAGAACCCGGTGAGAGCGGTGAGAGGTGGACATTGGAGCCGCACCGACAGTCGGCGCCCGGCCGAAACTCGCTGAGGTATTGACAGGTTCACACCCTCACGGATGAACAGGCCCAGAAAGGACGGCGGAACCTCGGCCTTCAGCACCACAGAGGCGACAGCCGTCTCCGCGCCCGCAACGCCCACGCCGACGTCGACGAATACGTTCCGATCCCGTGCAGCGTCGCCTGCCGTGCCGTAATCGGCACACAGGGCACTGACGCTCGTCAGGAGGAGGTCTGCGCCGACCGACGGAATCAGCGCCACCCACGGCGTGAACGTGCTACCCGTCGTGCTCAGGTTCGTGGTGGCGAGCTGCTGCGACACGGTGTCGGCTCGAGCGGTCAAAGCGCCACCACCACCAGGGGGCCAAGAACCCATCATCAACCTCCGGTAATCAGTGGCCTGCAGCCATGAACGTGAGCGCGGATGAGCCGGCCGCCGTCACTGACTGGCCAGAAGGCAGGCCGTACGGCAAATCCAGCGTGAGTAGTCCACCGGGCGGGATTGGAGTCGACGCCAGCACGGCGACCCCCGCGAAGGTCACCGATGCTGTTGCTGTCGCCGTCCCGGAATTCGCCACCCACAGCTGATTCACGACCCGATCAGCGCCTGTTGCCGCGACCAGCGTCGCGCTCGACGTCACCGAAGCCAGGCCGAGGCGCGTCACAACGGCATCACTGCGGTAGCCGTAGCTGGCCAGCACCCCGACCGTTCCGCCCGAAGCGACAGCAGCCAGCGTCTCCCCGGGCGCGACCGGGATCAGCACCGGGAACTCACTGCCCCGAGCCGATGCCGTGAACGAGAACTTCGCGACCGTCACGCCCGCCAGCGTCAACGTCAGCGACGAACCCGCTGGCCCGGACACGGTCAGGCTTTTCACGATGCGCCGCCCGGAGGTCGGCCCGGACACGAGAGTCGCCGACCCGGACGTTGACACGGGGACACCCGTCAGACCAGGCACCTCCACACCGGGGGCCGCCCAGGTCAGTAGCTCCGTGCCGCCGTGCGTGACCCACGCCGTGCCGTCATCCCAGTAGCTGACACCCTGCAGCCCGGCATCGGTCGGCTTGAAGATCCGACCAGCCGTACCCGGTGCAGGTCGAGCCGAGAGCAGGCCTTGGCCGTAAAGGACTCCCGCAGAATCGAACTTGTTGCCGATCGAGCGCTGCGACAGCCTGTACGCGGTCACACTGTCAGTGCCGTCATTCGCGGGGATGACGATTCCGGTACGGGTCAGCGTGTCCACGTGACTCCCTCGCTAGTGCCCACTGGACTCACGGAAGCTGGTACTCGAAGTCGCGGACGGTAGGCCACGTCGTGTCCGCCTCGAGCCCGGCGATGGTCTGACCCGAAAGCGCGGTCTCCATCTCGTCGATCGTCCAGCCCGCCAGCACATCAACCGTCGGGATCACGCCCGCCGGGATGGCTGCCCGGATGGACCGGTTGAGCTGCGCGACGTCCGTGGCCTCAGCCTCGTAGACGCGCACGCGCACCCGGTAGGCCGAGCCCAGGTGCCGCTCGGTGAGCTGCACCTGCCGGCCGCCCGTCAGCCACTGCTGCGCCGCCGCGACAATCGACGCCGGAGTGCCGCGCTGCCAGCCGAGCGCCGAACGGACACGCAGCCGCTGCGAGGCGTCGTCGAGGCCAGGGGCGAGCTCGACGCCGACGAGCTGCGCAAGGAAACCCAGGTACGGCAACGGCACGGCGTCCACGTCCAGCAGCGGCGACCAGCCGTGCCTGACGATGTCGCCGGCCTCGTCGACGACATCCGCGGCGAGATCCTGCGTGGCTTGCAGGGAGAGCGTCACCGCGTGGCACAGGTGCAGCAGGATCCATCGCTGCTCGTCGCCGACAGTCTGCGCGCCCAGGGCCTCGTACAGTTCCTCGGCGACGTCCGAGACGACCGGGCGAGGAGGCGCCATGTCAGGCCACCGTTCCTGTCATCGTCCCCGGCTGAGGCAGGGGAGCGATACCCGTCAACGTCAGGTCCGCCGCGGCACCATTCAAGGTCAGTGATCCGACCCAGGCGACGCCGTTCTCGGCTGCGATCACGTTCGACAGCGAGAAGTACCGGACCACCTTCGCTTCGGCGGACCAGATCGCGGGAGACAGGTCGCCGCCGCCCCAGACGCTCGGCGACAGAACGGCCGCCAGGGCGTCGTCGACGCGAGCGATGACTTCCTCCGCGACATACCCGTTGGCGATGTGCACGCTGTACGCCACGTTCACGACGACGTACGTCGGGTCTATCGTGTGGACCTGAAAGTTCACCTCGCGCAGGCTGTCCAGGTATTCGACGACCGCGAGGTGAGTGGCCGTCTCGACGGGCGTCCCGTCAGCAGCGACCAGCGCGACTGTCACCATCCGCTCGTGCGTGTCGGCGCCGTCCTCCGGGTCGTACCCGCTGATCCCCAGCCCTCTGTGAACCCCTGGGATCCGGGCAGCGAGAACCGCGAAGTCAGACGCCAGGATCGGTCGGGGCGCCAGCAGCTTCACCTCGGCCGACAGCCGGTCAAGGTAGGAGGCGTCAGACTCCGGGTCGATGCCACCGTCCGTTGCTGATGACACCGTCGCCGACGTCACGTAGCTCAGCGAATCGACCAGCTCCAGCGACGTACCGGGGGCAATGCCATTCGCTGCCCGGCCCACGTCGACCGCGCGGACCGCGACCCCCGAAGCGCTCGTCGAGCCGGCCGGGACATCGACCTGAGTCACCGTCTCGAGAAGGATCATCGAGTCCCCGGACGTGCGATACCCGACCAGCGTGCCCGCAGGGATCGTCCATCCCTGGTCGGATTCCACCACCCACGTCGACAGACCCGCCGCGCGCTGACCGACAGACTGGTTGATGCCGAGCATCTGCGTCCCGAAAGCGCGGAAGACCTGCGGCGGCACCTCGCGCACCGCGTAGGCCAGCTCGGAGTTCATGCGCGCCAGAGCTTCGATCAGCCACACCTCAAGGTGACCGTCCGAGGGCTCCCAGCCCGGGATCACGGACTGCAGGTACGCGACCGCATCGTCGGCGAGCTGATCGGCGTCGGCCGTGAAATCAATGTTCACGAAGCTCATGTCAGCCTCACGCCCGCCAGGATCACCGCGCGGGTCTCCGCGTCGTCACGGTCACCGGCAACACCCACGACCGATTCCAGGTCGACCTCAGCGCGAGGCTCCCACTCCGCGACCGCCGTCTCGACGCCCGCCGTTTCCAGCGCACCGTCCCGGCTCATCACGAACGTCAGATCGCCGACCCCGTACTCGGGCACCTCAAGCCTCGATCCAACCGGCGTGTCCAGAAGCACGGCCACACACTGGGTCACGTCGTCGATGTCGCCGTCCTCGTTCACCGCGAACGCGCCCGCAGGAGAAAGCCGCAGCGGGATCGCCAGATGTGGGATGTCAGCCACGACTCACCTCCACCACGCGAGAATCCACGGCTCATGGTCCGATCCGGCGTATGCGACCAGGCAGGTGTCCCCGACGCGTGGCCCGTAGCCGTCATCGAGAGCGTCCTGCGCGGTGTCGTACCCGCCCAGGCTCCAGCGTGCCGGGCCCCACGCGTGCGCAGGCGACCCGGGCAGCACGAATGTTGCGCCCGCCGCCGTGGTCTTCTTCACGCGGCCGACCTCGACCGAATCGAAGCCGTCGCCCGTGGTCGATCCGGGAATGACGCCCGGCCCGAGAGGATCAAACCCGCCGCGCCCCATCAGGATCCGATCGGGATGTTGCCGTCGTCGGGACGCTTCGGGTACCGGCGCGGCTCGGTCCTGGCGTTGAACATGCCCGGCAACAAGCCGCCGTTCGTGAACCGGTCACCGATGTTCCCGATCTTGCAGCCATAGGCGGACCCCATCGCTTCCATCGTCTTCCCGTTCCCCAGGCTGATCGCGATGTGATTCGTCTGCCCGACACCGACCCGGATCAGCACGGCGCCCCGGGTACGCGACGCCTCCTCGATGGAGATCAGCTGACCCCGGTCCTTGCACAGGTCGTACATGTGCGACGTCGGCTTGCTGATCCCGCTGAAACCAGCTCGCGCGGCGCAGTACTGCACCAGGCCTGAGCAGTCGAACTTCCCAGGCCCGGACGCGCCCCAGTCGTAAGGCTTGCCGCGCTGGTCGAGGGCGGTCTGAACGAACTTCTCGACCTTCGGGTCCGCCGATTTCGTGCCCGTGGACAGGTCGGGATCGTCGGGCAGGTTGATCGAATCCCAGCCGTCTTCGCCGGCTTCACCGTCGCCGCCCCCGCCGCCGCTGGTCGCCGCCTCTTCCCGCTGCACCTCGATCGGCTCCGGAAGCGTCGGCAGCGGCAGGATCAGGTTCACGCCGACCTGCTGCGAGAAAGCACTTCGCGTGATCGACTCGACCAGCCACACGCGGTCGCCCGGGCCCATGCCCTCGAGCTGCACGGCAGTGCCCGGCACCAGGCTCCGGAAACCCGCGCGGCCGGTCAGGGAAGCAGTCGCCGTCGGCTTGCCCACGTCGTAGTCGATATCGATGTCGTCGACGCCCTGCGAGTCCTCCGTCAGGACGTACGGACTCTGCGCCTTCAGGAACGTGTCCGGCAACAGATTCAGCGTCGACCGGTACGCCCACACCCGCCACTGGATCTCGCCCATGATCCGCCCGGCTGCGGTCCACGTGTCCTCAGGCTCGCCCGCCTGATCGTTGCTTTTCGCCGTGCCACGGGACAGTTCGACCTTCGCGGTCGGGCCCTGCGTCGTCCTGACCTTGATCCAGGAGGCGTCCGCGCGGACGAGCGACTCGATGAACGCTGCCCTCGACATCGCTCCGGGAGCGACCTTCCTGAAACTGTCCTGCCGGCGCAGCTTCGCAACCGCGAGATCCTCGAACACGATGCTGACGGTGGAGCCGGTCTTGCGGACCGCGGCGAGCTCGAACGCGGCACGGTCGATCACCAGCGTCGATCGTTGCGTCAGCAGGCCCGACCGCAGAAGCGTCCGATCCGGATCCTCAAGAGTGAGATCGACCGTCGAAGCACCCGTGATCGTCTCGGTCATCGTCAGGGCTGTCAGTGCACCCACCAGCGATGCGTGGGTCTTCTTCGCGTCCGTCCCGTTCAGCTCAAGCCGGCCGAGGTCCAGTGCGCCCACAGGCGTCTTCTTCGCCATCAGGACGCCGGAAGTTTCAGGCGCAGGCCGACCTTGAGATGCTTCGGGTCGCGGATGCTCGGGTTCAGCTTCTTGATGTCGGCCGCCCTCTTCGCGGACCCGAGCTGCTTCGCCGCGATCTTCCCCAGCGTGTCGCCCTGCTTCACGACATAGATCTTGGTCTTGCTCCCCGAACCCTGCTTCTCCTTGGACCGTTTCGCCGCCGACGTCTTGATGATCACGTCGCCCGGGACGTACTGCAGCAGACTCAGTGTCACCAGCGTCCGCAGCGGCACCCGATCCGAACGGCGCACGATCGTCATCGCCGTATCGTCATCGACCTGCAGGCCATCACATACCCAGTGCATGGCCTCATCCAACGGCCAAGCCCCCAGCACCCGGAATGCGGGAGGAACCAAAGCCCCGTTCGTCGGCGCGAAATGCCTCTCCAGGTATGCGATCGACTGGGCCTGAGACTGCCCCAGCCGGGACGCAGCGAACCCGTCGAACAGCATCTGCAGTGACGCGCGCATCGGCTGCGGGCCCTGCCACTCCGTCATCGACCTCTTACGGGGCCGGTCGATGATCTTCCAACCGCCGTAGCCGTCCTGAACTTTCGGCAGAGACGGACCAAACCGCGCACGCATCGCGATCCGCTTGTCAGAGACACGCACGAGCGTGCACAGCGGCGACGTCGTCTTCGGGGTAGCCAGAGGCATCGCGTCACCGCCCTCTCGTCAACGACGGGCCGCCAGATCATCACGCCCGCGGATCGTCTGCTCAGCCAGAACTCGCCTGTCCACCACGAACTGGACCGTGATCGGCCGGTCGTCCGTCAGCCGCAAGTCGCGCTTGACGGACGGATCCAGGGGTACGACCTGAGCGCCAGTAGGCATCTGGATCAACTCGGGGCCTTCTTCGCCGATCACCGCGACACCCGGGGCGACAGCGCGCCCACCCTTGGCGAGCAGGGGGATATCGGGGATCAGGTCAACGCTTTGCCCGGCGATGCCGTCCGGGAACCCCGGGACCTTGCCCATCCAGCCAGGGATCTTGATGGTGAGGTCGAGGCCGTTCCACAGGCCAATGACGAAGTTGATCAGATTGCGAAAGCCGGAGCCGATGGCGTCGAGGGAGGTCTGAACCAGGCCTACGGCGGCGTCGATCGGGTTGGCGAGCACATCGCCGATACGCGTCCAGGTCCGCTGAATCCAGTTCCACACGCCACGCACGGCGCCCAGCACCAGCTTGAAGGATGCCTGCACGCCAGCCCGGAACCAGCCAACGCGGCGGTAGGCGAGCACGAAGGCGCCGATCAGCAGGATGACGCCGGTGACGATGAGGCCCACCGGATTGAGCCGCATCACAGTGTTCAGCACCCGCATGGCTATCGCCCAGGTGCGCGTGGCGATGGCGGCAGCGCGCGTCGCGACCGTACTGGCGACAGTAGCGACCCGGTGACGCACCGAGGCAACCACGCCCGTGTTCTTCGCTGCCGTGTCAGTGGCCGTTGCGCCGGCCGAAGCCTTAAGCGCAGTCGTGTTCGCCTTGAGGCTCGTCGCGAGAGCGCGCTGAGAAGCTGCCAACCGCGAGTTGGCTATGATCTCGGCGATCTTCAGCGGCACGGCGAACACGCTCATGGCGTTACTGGCAGCCTGCGCGCCCTTGTATGCGATGAGCGCGACGACAAGATAGGGCATCATCTTCGCCAGCAGGCCCGTGTGGTCGGCGAGCCAGCCCATAGCTACGCCGGCCACGTTGAGCGTGTCGGCGACGCCCTGGCCGGCACCCGACCCCAGTGCACCCAGCGACTCGGCGAGCTTCTCGAGTGAAGCGCCGAGGCCGGAAAAACTGGAACCCTCGCCCGCGCTGCCCATCGAAGCGTCGAAGTTGGTGAAGAACTCATCCACCTTCGGCCCGTACTTCTCGGTGAGCTGGTCCACCCAACCGAGGAAGGCCACGCCCTTGTCGCGCATGTCGCCGAGCCACGAAATGAACTTGGGCCCGTTCTTCGTCGCCGTGTCCAGGATCCAGCGAGCGAACGGTATCGCCGACCCGGTGACGAAACCCGTGATCCAGCGGGTGACCGCAGGACCATGGTCGCTCACCCAGTCGTTGAAAGAGGGCAGAAGTTCATCATTCAGCGCCCTGACGACCGCAAGAACGGCCGGCAGAAGCGCTTTGCCGAGACGCCCCTTCAAGTCCTCCCACTGGGCGGCCAGCTTGCGTTGCATGTTCGCGAGACCCTCACCGTTACGGGTGAAGTCGCCCTGCGCCTTGCCTGTCTGCTCGAGGATCAGCTTGTACGACGCCTGCGCCTTGTCGGCCGCCGAGAGCTTCTCCTTCGAGTCCGCCAGCCCGAGCGCCATCGCCTTCTGCTCGACGGCAGCAGCCGAAATGGCGAAACCGTACCGCTGCAGCGGGTCATACTCGCCAGCCAGCGCCGACGACATCGCGTCGAGCATCTCCTGCGGCGAGGCGTTGTTGAAGCTGGCCAGGTCGGCGGCGGTGACGACGAGCTGCTTGCTCATCAGCGCGGCCTCACGTGAGGTCGCGCCCAAGTTCAGGAAGAGGTTGCCGTAGTTCGAGGCAGCGCTGAGGGCGTCGTTTTTCGACATGCCGAGACTCGCGGCGGTCGTCTTGCCCCAGTTCTTCATCGATTCCGACGTCTTGCCGAAGACCTGATCAGTCTTCTGCAGCGTCTCCCCGAGATCCGAGGCCGCACTCACAGCCTGCGTCCCGAGGATCACCGCAGTAGCACCGGCAGCGATCGTTGTCGCCGTGGCCACGCGAGTGATGTCCGTCAGCGCTCGGCGCAGAAGACCGAAACCGCCGGCAGCCACAGAAGCGAGACGCGAGCGACGGTCGGCCTTCTCGACTTCCTCGCCGACCTCGCGGATCGCCGCCCCGGAGCGCTTCGAGTCCCGGATGAACGCCTCAACCTGCGCGAGGCGAATTTCGATTGTGACGTCGTCAGCCACGAATCACCTCCGGCGCCGCAGGATCAAGCGAGGATCTTCGCGAGGTTGTTCGCGACGTGCGTGCCAATGTTGTGCGCCAACACCGTCAGCTCATGATTTCGACGCTCAGCGTCAGCCTCGACGGCCTTGGCGAGCACCGCATCAACGATGATCCGATCCACGCCATCGGCGCGGAGGTACCTCATCGGATCCCAGCCCAGCAGTAGCGCCGTCGCGGCATTCGCGACCTCGGCGGCGCCGGCTATTCCCCCGCGAAGTCCTCGTCGGCCTCGAGCTCCGCGTACCCCGAGAGCTTGTGGACCTTCCCGGCCAGCTGCAGGATGACACCGTCCTTCCCGAGGGTGAGGGCCCGCAGGATGGACAGGTTCGTCGCGTCCGGCTCCAGGTCCAGGCCGGCGAGGAAGTCAGGGTCCTTCAGGCCAATCTCCCCGGCCGGGACGCCACTGCCGTCGTCATCTTCACCGATCACCACCGCGTCGGTCGCATCGGCGATGATCGCGGCCGATGTCGCCAGCTCGACGCGCGCTTTCGCACCCTTCGTCGCGACGGAGATCTTGGTGCTCTGCTTGCGCAGGAACTCGTGCTCCAGCGGATGCATGCGCAGCGCCAACCGAGGCGAAGACCAGCCCGGGAGCAGCACATCCTCGCTCGCAGCCTCAGCGAGCAGCTGCTCACGTCGGGCCTTGAGCCCATCGAAAAGGGAAGGCATCAGCCCAGCACTCCGTCCGTCGAGCACACGAGCTCTAGCATGTTGATCGATGTGGACGACGAATCCGCGTCCGGGTAGTTGACCGTCATGAGGATCCCCGAGTACACGTGCGGCTTCCCTACCGCATCACCCGAGACGCCCAGGGGCTGCTTGGTGATCGACATGCGCGCCCGCCCACACAGTGACGCGAGCTTGCGTGCATAGTCGTGGTCACGCTCGTAGTCGTAACGTCGCCCGACAGTGACATTCCCGACCGAGACAGGCCCGCCGTAAGCCCTCTCGCTGCGCATGCCGCCCTCGCGGTACTTCGTCTCAGACGCGGTCACATCGCCGCCGGAGCACTTGTCGAACGGGTCGGGGATCTTCACGAGTTTCCCCGACCCGATGGCGCTCTCGACGTACACGCTGATGAGCCACTGATCCTGCCTGCTCATGGCCGCACCTTCCTCAGTTCACCAGGGAGTCGGTGATCGGGTACTTGACGATCTGGATCTCGACGAACTCGGCGAACGGGCTCATGCGCAAGCTCAGGGTCGCCCGGAGAACACCCGCCGCGAGCGATTCCGGAGTGTTGACACCCGGCCCGGTGTCGACCCGGAACGCCTCCTCAGCGGTCTCACCGAACAGCTCCCCGGCACTCCAGTGCAGCTGCAGCATGGCGGCGAGCGCGGCATTGAAAGCGGCGATCGTGTGACCGCGCCCGTCGAGCTGATCGAAAACGAACTGCTCGCCGATCGCGCCGGCCTCGTCGGTCAGCTTCAGCCGCAGGAGCTGATTACTGAGCATCCGCCAGGCCGGTGTGCCGTCGAGCGACCTGTACCCGTACAGGGAGACGTCTCCGTTCGCGGTCACGCGCCGGAAAATGTTGACGCCGGAGTCGTTGAGCAGGCCGCGCTCGATGTCGGTGAACGCCTGCTGGGCGACGTCGATGACCCAGGTCGCGACACCGTTCGCGCCGGCCGCGGGCACGTTCGCCAGGCCTGTCTTGACCTGCCGCGAGATGATGCCCGCGGCGACGCTGGACGGTGGGACCACCCGCGTCGTGCCCGTCGCGACGCCGGGGACCTTCAGCCACGGAGCGAAAGTGGCCCCGTACTCGTCGAAAGTGGCGTTCGCGCGGTCGGTCGCCGCGAGGCCGGACAGGGTGAGCTGTGTGGCGTCCGCAGGCCCGTCGAGCAGCGCCTGACGGTTGAAAGCGGCGGCATGGTTGACGGCCTGGACGTGGGCGCCGCTGGTTGTCCGGCCAGGCATCGACACCAGTCCCGGCCCGAACGCCTGCCCGAAACGAGCCAGCGCCGCGGACCACTCGGCGTCGGTGATGCTGGCCCGGTCATCCGAGCCGCCCGACAGGGCCGTGGCGGAGGCCAGGGCAGGCAAGTTGGACGGCGCGGTCGACGTCGAACCGGCGTCGGTGATGGTCACCCACATCGACGTGTTCTGCGACCACTCGACGGCGGCAGTGGGGGACGACAGGTCGGGGGACTGCTCGACCGGGGCGCCGTCGAGATAGATGACCAGGACGTAGGTGCCCGACACCGACCCGGCGAGGACCTGCACGGTGATGCGCGACCCGTACGACCCGGGCCCCTTCGGCTTCACGGTCAGCGTCGGCAGCGGACTGCCCGCACGGTCATTCAGGGTCAGGCTGGAGAACGTCGCCGCAGGACCGACCACGCGGGCCACGCGCAGCTGTGCGCCGCCCACCCGGAAGAACGCATCCACGGCGTCGTACAGGGTGCCGTACGGGACACGCGCACCATACTGCGCGACGAAATCGGAGAGGCTGTAGATCGGCCGTCCAGTGCTGACCGTGGTCGGCCCGAGCTCGGTGATCCCGGCGACAAACCACGTGCCGAGATCCTGCCCATCGTCTCCGATCCCGGAGATCGCGGACGACGTGACGGATGTACCCGGTGCGGCCATGTCACGCCTCCTTCGCCGGGACCATCGCGAGCGCCCCGGAGTCGACAAGGGCCTGCTCGTGCTCGGTCAGGATGATCGTTGCCTTCTCCCCGGGCGCGATCACGCGGCCCGTGGAAAGGTCCCTCGGGACCGTGCTGACGTTGATGACCTCGGTCAGGACCGGGCCTCTCGGTGATGCCACTAGCTCTCCTCAAAATCCCGGTTCTGCACGGTGATCTGGTAGCGCTCCACGACGGGGCTGGGGCTCGCTGTGGCGTAGCCGTCTACGGCGGCGTCGACCGCGATCACGAACTGCACGGTGGCTGCCCAGACGGAAACGCCCGGGTTCCAGTTGATCTCCTCAATGCGCTCGTCAACCCATCGAGTCGACGACGCCAGCCCATTCAGTCCCGCGTGCTGCAAGACGCATGCGCGGACGGCCGCCGCGTAGACCTCAGCCAGGGCCTTCGCCTCGTCGGCGGAGCGAGCGGACACAGCAACGCCGGCGGCTGCGTCCCAGGACATCTCGTAGAGGCCGTCCGAATGCTTGACCGGCTGCCCCTGGATCCCCGGGACGACCGCGACACCCAGCGGCCGATCGCCCATGTCCTCGGGGTCGACGGTCGCGCCGTACCCGAGCGGCGGGAGAACCGTCGCCGGGGCGAAACCGGATCGGACCGCGAGCACCTCGACGACCTGCCCGAGGTGCTCGAGCAGCACGGCCTTCAGTGCGTTGCACACGATGCCCGCAGTGATGACCTGCCCGAACGGTCCCTGCTGGGGGAGTGCCATGTCAGCTCTTCATCCACTCATCGATCGTCTGCGCGAACTGCTTCTTCATGCGCCGCGACAGCACGATCACCGGCCGGTCACGTCGACCTTCGCCGCCCTGCTGGTAGATGGCCTGGTCGAGACTCGACCCGAAAATGACCGAGGATGAGGTTGTCCGGTAGACCGACCCGGGAGCACCGCGGCTGGTCAGCGAGCGATACAGCGCGCCCGTGGCCCGGAGAGTGCGCGGATCCTGCCCGCGCGCGATCTTCCGCCGCGAGGTGGCTGGGAGGATCGGCCGCCAGTGACCGTAACCGCGCGTGTCGAAACGGGATCGCTCAGCCCCGAGGAACCCAGCATAGAGGCGCTCCCACAGCGGGCCAGGGTTCGCGGCCTTGTCTCCAAGGTCATCGAAGCGCGCCTCGACTCGACCGACGCCATCGACGCCCATCCGCAGCTCGAGCGTCATACGGGACTCCACTTGCGAGAGGCGCCGCCCGAAGCCGCGTTACGGGCCGCAGTGATCGCGTCGACACCGGACGACCCGGCGAACAGTGATTGGACCGAAAGGATGGCCTCCGTGTGATGCCATCCGCCCGAAGAGCGGGGCCACTTCTTCGCGACCCCGATGACCTCAAGGGTCATCCCGTCGTACTCGACCCGGTCAGTGGGCAGGAGGTCCAGGATGCCCCGCCGGTGCAGAACCCACTCGGCTGCTGTGGAGATGCCAGTCGCACCTTCGGTCTCGGCGGTGACGCGCGGCTGCACGTTGCACTGGCCGTAGGGAGTGCGGACGGCGTTTCCCCAGTCGCGTTGGGCTGCGGCGCTTCCGGACTCTTCGACGAGCGCGGGGGCGCGTACGACGACGATCGACTGCCGAAACATCAGCCCGGGCCTGGCACGATCGAGAAGGCACCTGACTGCAGGAGACCGAGGTCCCTGAGTGCGGCTTTCAGCGCCGTCGTGCTTGCGGCGCCCGACCCGACGGACTCGATCGCCCACACGGACGTCATCTGCCCGACCGTCTCCGACCGCAGCCCCTGCGGGTTGATCATGATGGACTGGACGGCATCCAGAAGGACGCCCTTCAGCCCGGCCGGCACCTCGCGATACCCGTGTGAATAGGTGACCAACACCCGCTCACCCCAGAACGGCAGACCCGACCAGCCGGCACCCCAGGACGAGGAACCCGCCATCGACGAGCGCATCAGCACGTCACCGCGGCGGAACCAGCCGTTGTCCGGGCTCACCCCGTACGGCAGGCCGCCCCACCCGATCTCTTGCACGGTGATCGGATGATCGTCGTCCACGAAAACGGGTCCGGGCAGGCGTAACTCTCGAGATCCGCCACCACGCAGCTCGATCGTGTCGTGCTCAACGAAGTCGAGCACTCCCGGAGGCAACAGTCCGGCGATCCGGTCCGTGACCCGGTCGATAGCGGCCCGCGCCTCCGCCTCGTCCAGGCCCGGGTCCTGCAGTGCGGCACGCACGTCATCGACCGTCGCCAGGACGAGGGGAGGCATGGGAGTCAGTCCGCCAGCGCGGACAGGACCGTCGAGCGGGACTTGCCGTCACGCTCGGCCTGCAGCAGACGCTCGCGCTGCTCCGGATGGTCCTTCGCGTACTGGATCACCTGAGGGCCCGAATGCTCAGCCGGGTCGAACGCGGCCGGGGAGTCGACCTCGACACCCGCGGACTCAGCCCCGCCAGTCTGCTCGCCGTCAACGGCGGTGGCAGGCGTCGCGGCTCCCTCGATCAGCGGAGCCGACTGGGAGACCGTCGCGCCCGTGACGGGCTCGACCAGCACCGAGCTCTGCGCCTCCATCGGCACCACAACCACGCCGGCGCCGTCGGACGAGCCGTTCTCCGAGACGATGTTCGACCCGGACGGCTGACGGCCCTCGACCTGCGTGCGAGCCCGGACCGGATTCCCGGCGCCCGGGACGCCGACAGCATTCGGGTCAACCTCGACCGTCACGGGAACCGTCGTGGCCATCGCCGACCGGCCGTCCTGGGCGAGCTGCACCGGGTCCGGAGTGCCCGGCGGCAGGGACTCGTCAGGGGAGAAAGTCGCGGCGCCGGCCCGCTGCAGGGCGTTCTCGTACGACAGCGGGGACGTGTAAGCGTCCGCGGTCAGGACGGGATCGGTTCCGATCCCGGTCTGGTGGCCCGGGCCGGTCTCCCCCTCGGCCAGCGTCGGGCCGTCACCATGCGGCTCGACGATCTCGCCGGCGTTCTGTTCGAGGTAGTTCGCGAGGTCGCCCTCAACGATCTGGCCAGCTTCGAGGTCGTGGAACGTGCAGGACGGAGAATGGTAGATGCGCGCGTCGCGCTTCACACGAACGGCCACGATGGGCCTCCTTCAAGGATGCAAGACGAAAGTGCGGACCCTGGCTCGCCGGACCAGGGAGAAACGGCGAGCCAGGGGGCTGAGATGACGCCCTACGCGTGACGGATCAGGACGGCTCGCTTGTAGAGCGAGGTGTCGCCCGAGGCGTTCAGCAGGTCCGTCGGGACGCCGAAGCCACCCACAGTGGTCCACGATGTCGAGACCTGCTGCTGCAGACGGTCCTGCGGCGGGCGCACGATCAGGGCCACCTCCACGCCGGGGGACGGCTGCACCATGCTGATGCTCGGCACGGACTCGACGCCCGTACCGCGCAGCAGCTCCGCGAGGCCCTGCAGCGGCGACCAGACCAGCGCGCCGCCACCGACCATCAGGCAGTTGTTCACGGGCAGCGTCCCGCCCGAGCCGCCCAGCGTCATCGGGGTCTCGTTGTTCACGACGAAATCGATGCCGTTGACCCGGCCGAAAGACCGCTCACGCCAGACCGGGGACTCGGCCAGGCCCTGCGTTGCCTGCTTCCAGTCCGGGTCGAGCCACAGCTCATTGATGGTGTCCTCGGTGACGAAGGCGGTGTAGCCACCGTTGATCCGGGGGACGTTCATCTTCGCGAGCCTGGTCGCAGCGGCCCGGAACAGGGTCAGGGTCGCGATGTTGTTCGCGCCCAGGTCGTAGGCGTTCGTGCCCGTGGGCTGAACGACCTGAGGGGCGTTCGCGGCGATCACGGCCTGGCCGTTCGTCACAGTCACCGACGTGCCGAGAGTCAGAGTGCCCGGTCCCGACGCGGTGGACGTGCCGGTGACGGTGTTTGCGACGCCGTTCACCGTGACGGTCAGCGGGTTGCCCGCGCTGACCGCGGTCAGCCGGCCGTTCACCGAAGTGAAGCCGAAGCCCTGGGTGTTGGCGACGGCGATGGTGGTCGACGTAGCGCCCGCCGTCACGTGAGTGCGTCCACCGGAGTACGGTGCCCACAGCGCGTTCCGGGCGGCCTGCGACATCGACTGCGCCGCGTGCACACCGAGCTGCTCGACGTCCTCGACATACTTGGAGCCCAGCGCGACCGCCGAGGCCAGCATGTTCGTGTCGATCGAGCGGCCCCACTGATCCAGGGTCGCGGTCCACTGCTCGAGGCTGTACGACGCGGCGGTGACGTCCGACCCGGGGGTGATCGGCGTCGGCGTCGGCGTCATCAGACCCTTACGGGTCCAGATCTTCTCGTCGCCGATGTTCCCGACCCACGGCTCAGTGTCCGCGATCGTCGGGAAGATCCACTCAGGGGTCAGTGCGTCACGGAAAACACGCTGCAGCAGCCCCTTCTGAACGATGCCCTGGATCGCGGCAGGCAGGGCCGACGCGATGTCGTGCGCGTTCAGGCGCATCTGCACCTTGCCGTCGCGCGCGACATCGCGAAGCTTGATCGAACCGTGCCGCCCGGTGTGGCGGCCCGTCCGGGCGGTCATGGTGGTCATGTCACTCCTCAGTGAGGTTGATGGACACGAGGTCCGGGTACTCCTCAGCCACCGCAAGGAGACCGAGGGTTGCGGTGCGGGTGATCGCGGTGACAGCAGCGCAGACGCGCCCCTCATCACCGACCTGGCCCGGCCCGCGTTCGTGGCCGGTGACCTCGATGTGCGTAACCCCTTCGCGGAGAAGCGCATGAATCGCGATCATCGGCGGCGGCGGATACCCATCGAGGCAAGCTCGTCGTTCACCTCGTCGTCCGACGCCTTCATGAAGTCCTTCGGGCGCGGCCCCGGCTGATTGCCTTGACTGGGATCCGGGGCGGGCTTCGGCGGGGCAGGCGGTGTAGCAGGCGCCGGGGCGGCCTTCTTCAGCAGCGGCTTCGCCTCGAGCAGATCGGCGACCGCCTTCTCGATGGCGTCCGTGTCGACGCCGCCGTCCGTCAGGTACACGTCGAGGTTCCGGGACAGCAGGTCGACGACGATGCTGGGGTCCGCAGCCTCGGCCTGAATCGCAGCCGACCGCAGATCCGAAGACACTGCGCGGCGATTGGCCTTCAGCTCGCGCTCCGCCGCACGCTCTGCCGCGGCCTGAGCCTTCTCGAGCTCAGATTTCTTCGCGTCCTCGAACTCTTGAACCTTCTTCTCTGCTGCCTCGCGAGCGGCCTTGGCCTCTCGGGCCTCCCGCTCGGCGGCCTTGCGGGCCTCCCGCTCGGTGGTCAGAGCCTTCTGGCCGGCGTCCCCGAGGTTGCCGTCATCGGCAGGCTTTCGGGGCTCCGGGACCGGCTTGCTTTCCGGCTCCTTCGCGGGAGCTGGGGCCGCCAGCTTCGACCCGGCGGGATTGGGGACCGGTGTCGATTCGGGATCTCCGGTGGTCTCCGGGGCGGAGTCGGTGTCGTGTGCGGTCAGCTGCATCCGGATCGGATGCGACCTCAGCGCGCGGCTCTTGAGGTGGATCAGGGCGGTGGGGGCCATCGCGGCTCTCCTCGCATGGTGAACACCGGGCCGCATCGCGCGCACCCGGTTCGGTGAGGTGGTGCACCCGCCCGCACATCGCGTGCAGGCAGGGGAATCAGGCAGCGGGCAGGATCAGCCCGGAATTGGGCGCCTCAGGGGCAGCAGGGGTTGCCGCGAGCCGGGCTCGCCGGGCATCCTCTTCGGCCTCCTGCGCGAGCTCAGCCTTCATTCGGGCCTGCTGCGCCGCCGAGTAGCCGAGGTCATCCCACGCCTGCCGCTGCGAAATCGTCCGGTCGGCGCGCTTCTTGACCACGGCGTCCGCGGCCTGAGCCACGGTCGGAGTGCCAGCGTCCCGCCACTTCGTTTCCATGGCCGACGCACCCTCAGGCAGACGCCCGTCGCGGATGAGCAGCGCGATCCTCAGCACCTGCTCGTAGGACTCACCGAACATCCGCTGCTTCCGCTCAACCCGCGTCACCAGCCGGGACTCACCGGAGCGAATCGCGTCAGCAGAGCTTGGATTGTCGGCCCGGGATCCCATGTAGTGCGCGGGCAGTCCAGCGATCGACGCCGTCAGATCCGCCAGCAGCCGGATCGTCTCGTGAAAGTTGCTGAGCTGCGCCTCGGGGAACTGGCCGAACTTCACGTCCTTGTCGCTGTTCGCCCACAGTCGGCCGATGATCCGAGACAGGGCCGATTTCTGATTGCCGGAGCGGTCAACGAAGTCAGATGCATCCACGCCCGTAGCCCAACGGCGAGGCAGAGCATGAAACTCGGCGCCCGACATCATGTCCGTGGCGATCTTGCACGCCGCATCCGACAACGGAAGGATCGGAGACAGCTCCGACATGCCCAAAGTCTTCGATGCGACCGAACCCCGCAGACTCGGTTCGCGGCGGCCAGAGCCAGTACGGGGTCGGTTGATCAGAGGAACGACGTTCACCACGCCGAGCTTGTGCTCGTCGTAGCCCGGCGAGTTGTGATCGTCGATCACCCAGCCACCCGGACGTGAGTTCGTCGCCGCGCGGTGTACGAGGTACGTCGTCGCGTTGCGCGTGTACAGGGTCACGTGACTCTCGTCCTGGCCCTGATCCCCGACGCCCGTCCACCACTTCGCCGCCGAAGACACCCGTCGCGTACGAGGATCCAGGATGCAGTGCATCGCCAGCGGCGACTCCACCGTGATCAGCGGAACCTCAACACCGACCCCGGACGACGGATCCAGGTCAGCCGCGGTCCGCTGCCCCACGATCATGAAGCTGCGGCGCATCACCAACGCATCAACCTGGGCCTGATGAGAGCTCAGGTCCAGGCCGTTGCCCTGCCAGATGCTCCACAGATCCTCGCTGTACGCGCCGTCGCCCAGCTGGAACCCGTCGACATTCAGGCGGTCCTCGACGCTGCTCGTCACCAGGTCCGGCCAATGCAGCACCACCTGCTGCAGACGGTCACCCAGCTCCATGATCAGCTCGGGGGCCATGTACGACAGCGGCTGTTCGCCGTTGTAATGGTCATCCAGCAGAGCCAACTCGAGCAGCTCATCCAAGTGAGCCGCGTCGAGCTGACGCACCAGAGGCATCGCATCGTCAAGAATTCGAGACTCGACCGGGAGAGTGACCAGCGACAACAGGCACCTCCGGTCACATCACGATGGTCTTCGACTTCCGAACCAGCTGCGTCGGTTTCCAGCCGGCAGCGAGCGCATCGGCCCGGGCCTCATAAGCGAGCGCGGCACCGACCGTCGAGTCGATCTTCCGGTCCGAGTGCTCGTTCTCCTTACGGACCAGCCGCAGCTTGCCCCGCATCCGCACGTACGTGTTCCCGAAGTGCTCACTCATCAGCGAGTCACCCGAGTGCAGAACTTCTTCCTTGACCAGATCAGTGCGCAGGCGCTCAAGCGCCGCGGCCATCTGCACATCTCGCGAGGTCGCCCAGAGAATGACCCGCTTCTCGCCGAACTCCGAGGCGATCGACTCCAAGTCGGTGCGCCATTCGTGCGGGTCTCCGTACATGCGGACGATCTCGTAGCGACCAAAGGCCGCGCGCATCGCGCCGAGCACCTCGGACCGAGGAACCTCCCACCAGGCACCCTCAAGGCCTTCGGGCTTCTCCCAGATCCCGATCGGAAAGATGAACCCGTCCGACATGCGCGACCCGATCAGGACCGTCGAGTCGTCGTTCAGGCTGCCGTCAAACCCCACCGTGAGCGCGGTGCCCGGTTCTAGCGCCTCGAAACCAGGCTTCGGCTCTAGCAGGTCGGCCGACGGCGACACCCACAACGCGAGCGCCTGCCGCTCGATGATGTCCGTGCCCAGCCACACGTCCTTCCCCGACATTGGCCGGTTCAGGAAGTAGCGGACTGCAGTCGCGACATCCGGGCAGATCCGCGTGTCGTGCATGTCCCGGAACTTGCGGTCCATGTCGATCCGCGACGCCGCAGCACCATAAACCTGCCGCAGCTGGGCCTTCGTGTGCTTCTCGTCCTTGAGGTCGATGCGGCCCTTCGCCTCACGGTGATTCACGAACACCGCCGGCGAGAGCGTCTTCTTCCGCCAGGCCGTCAGGGTCGCCTCGAAAACCGACTGCTCACCAGGCTTGTAAGCGGTCGACGTCTGGTGAATCCACGGGTCCGCGTCGAAGCGCTTCCCGAGGTTACGGGCGATCGTCGCGTACATCTCGCGGAGCTCAGCCGTGACGTACAGGTGCGTCTCATCGAACACCACGTGCGACTCGAGGCCGCCGTCCTTCGACGCCGCACCCGAGGTCGAGGCCCTGATCTCACCACCGTGCGGCAAGTAGATCGCCGAAGCTGACTGGTACTGCCGGGTGCCCGTCGCGCCGGCATAGATCTCGGGGAAGTTGTCCTTACCCCACTCGCCCGCGATGAAAGCGATCGTCTTGAAAGTGTTCCCGGCCTGGCCTTCTTCCGTGGCCATGCACTTGATCAGCGGCGAGACCACGGGCCGGGCTACCGGCTGCCCCTCAGCGTTCCATCCGTCGAACCGCACCGGGAAAAACGCCTCAGCGACCGCAACCCACGCGGCGATCTCCGACTTCGCCCGACCCTTAGGCCGAGACAAGACAGCCTCGTTGAACACCCGACGCCCCGTGAACGGGTCAATCCGGTAGCACTCGACGATATGGTCAGCCATCTCGTCGTCGACCTGCGCAGGCCGGCCCTGAATATCGCCCTCGCCGTGGCACATGAACGCCTCAATGGCGTCGATGACCTCGTAACCGACCGAGCAGGCATGCCCCTCGAACTGCGGCCCAGCCCAAGGCACCCGGACCTACCCGAGACTCAAGCGCCGCGAGCGCGAGCGCGATCCAGTGCAGTCACCGTCGCACGCCCAGACCCGGCACCCTTCGGCTGATGCGCGCCCCGAGGCGTACCGCGACGCTGAGGCACATTCCCAACCTCATCCGGCAGCCTCAACGCCGCCAGCAACTGCTTCAGCAAGTTCTGCTGCTGCCGCGCCTCACCCAACGCGCTCGACACCACCAACAGCAACGCGTCACCGTCATCACGCGGAAGCTCCACGCGCGCCCACGTCTCCACATCGCCCGAAAGCAGCTCGTCGAGCTTCTCCAGGCGATCCGCGCAACGGCATGCCTCAAGCAGAATCTCAACCTCGGCCGGCTTGCCGCGCATGTCCACGCCACCCGTAACCGCCACCCACAGCGCGGCACCACGACGGCCCAGACGAGCCGGCACATCCATCAGGAAGCCAGCAGGAGCTTCAGTCATCACAACCCCCTCCGCGGCATCGCGCCACGAACGAGACCCGACAGGCATCGCGCCCACCAGGCAGACAGTTGAACAGGAAACATTTCAGGTGCTCTGGACCGCGAGCTACCTAGCCGACGGTGCCCCGAGGGGTGGGGGGAGTGGGGACATCCCCCCTGGGTTCCTCGGGCGCCGGTCTGCGTTGGCGACCAGGGAGCGCGGGTTCAGTCCGGCGCCCGAGGAGTCTGAGTGTTATGCGGCGTTCCATCCGCCGGGTTGTGCGTGCCCGGTGTGGGATGAGTGGCATGGGTGGCAGAGCGGCCGTCCGTGTCGCGGGTCGTCGGGGTTGAGCTTGGAGTCGACGAGTTCGCGGCGGGAGAGCGGCCAGTGGTCGGCGACGGTGGCCTTTAGGGTGCAGGGTCCGACGTGCCTGTTGGTTGGTGCGGTGCAGCCTTCGCAGGCGCACATGCCGCCGTTCTTCTTCAGCACGGCGGCGCGGAAATCGTTGCGGTGTCTGCGTCCGTAGCCGCGTTGTGTGGCGTTGCCGCGGGCCATGTCTGCTGCGGCCTTGCAGTCGGGGCAGCGGCCGGATCCTTGGAAGACGTTGGGGCAGCCGGGCTTGGAGCAGACGGACCAGCGGGCCATGGTCAGACGGCTGGCTGCGAGTGCTGAAACAGCAGCAGCCCGACAGTGAGCATGGCGATCGAGAGCAGGCAACAGACGACGAATGCTTGCCCGCGTTCCATCAGGCCTTCCACGTGTAGTACGCGCCGATGATGGCGACAGCCCAGATGGGCGCGGAGATCAGCAGTCCCAGCACGAGGCCACGGAAGAACCGCGGCTCGCGAGACCGCGGATCGGCGTCCACTAGAGGATGTGCGTACCGGCGTCGGGGTCGTCGGTGGGCTCGGCGACGGTGACTTCGGGCACGAGCGATGCAGTGCCGTTGGATGCGGCTCCGGCGGACGCGACGGACGTGAGGAGCGACAGGACGGCACCACCGAGGCCGAAGCCGAGAGCGTCGACCCAGGGCACGGACCAGACGTCGATGGCGCCGGCTCCGAGCGCGAGGATGGTCGACTGGGCGGCGGTCTTGGCGGATCGCTCGGCGGCGTCTCGCCAGAAGGTGCGGGTGAAGGTGGCCACGATGTTCTCCTGGCTAGTCGGCGGGTGGCCGCTGTCGTGGCGGCCTGCGTGCTGGCGGCTCGTGCATTTCGAGGCCCGCCTTGGCGATGAGCGCCCATGCGGCCTGGGCCCACGTACGGAGCTCGGTGAGTTCGGAGCGGGTGTCGGCGAGCTGGTCGGTGAGTTCGGTTTCGCGTTGCTGGGATCGTTCGCGGTCTGCTTCGAGGCGGTCGATCCTGAGCGCGAGCGAGTCGATCTGCCGGCGGGCTTCTTCGAGGGAGTGGTCTTGGCGCCCGAGTTGCTGCGCCTGCCGGTCGATCTGTTGTTCTTGCCGCTCGATCTGCGCCCTGTACGGCTCGATGAGCGACAGCGCGGATCCGGTGAGCGTTGCCGCCGCGTTGGCCCAGGCGCCGTCTCCGCTGGCTTGGGAGGCGCGGGCGTCGGCGGCGGTTTTACGGCGGGAGAACCAGGCGCCGAGGATGGTGGCGAGGACGCCAGTGGCTCCGGCAGCAACGAGGAGTCGGATGATCAGGTCTGAGAGGCTGCCGGTTTCGGCGGGCGGAGCGTCTGCGGCGAGGTAGGCAAGATCCGACAGGTGCATCAGGTCCCGCTTTCGCCAGAGCCCCCAAAGTGCCGGCGTGCGGCCCTCAGCTTCCGTGTGACTTGCACGAGCCGCGTCATTGCGGCTCCTGCGATTCCCCCATGGAGGATCGCGGTGGGTACGCCGCGCCTGCCGAGTTCGAAGGCCGCGAGGGCGTAGATGGCGCCGCCGAAGAAGAGCGCGACGAGCCCGACGCGTTTGATCTCGACGCCAGTGAACGGGTTGCGCCACATGAGCCCGGCGAATGCGACTGCACCGCCGAGCGCGTAGAGCGTCGCCCAGATGCACGCCAGAGTCGGGGATAGGCTCTGCCGGATGCTCGAGGACGATCCGAGGCCGGTGAGGATGCTGATGCCGAGCGCTGACGTGGACAGCAGGACGGTCGCCTCGAAAGCGTTGACGGGGCCTGCGGGTCGCGGCGCGAGGGTCTTCGCGAACCGTCTCACTGGGGGAGCCTGCGCAGGCCTACCGCGAGGACGATGCAGGAGCCGGCGAGCATCCCGTACGCGAATGGTCCGGTGGCTGCGGCGGTAGGGATCTGCATAGCCGCCTGGGCCAGGGAGAGCGCGAAGAACATGAACCAGACGCCCTCCGCGAAGAGGGTCGCACTCAGGGTCCGGTAGTGCGCCTTGCCGAATGTCGCCCACAGCACGATGAGCCCGAGGACGACGAGAGCGCCGCCCCACGTGTCCTGCTCTCCGGGCAGCGCGCGGGCTGTGTTGAAGCTAGGCCCGCCGAACCGTTCCTTGCCGCCGAGGACGAGTCCCGCCCCGAGCAGGAGGCCGCCAAGTCCGAGGACGCCGGCGACTCCCTGCACGATCCAGCCGAGGGCGAGACGCTGGGGCATGGCTACTGCTTGGCGCCGGGCGGGTTACCCGTGGCCTTGGCGAGCGCGGCTTTGATGTCGTTGATGCCAGCGGTGACGAGCTTGTGCCGTGCGCCGTCGTTCTGGATCTGCTGGTCCTGGTTGAGCTCGACGTTCGACAGCGCACCGACGATGGTCATGTCGCGCGCGGGGGCGTCGTCATCGTTGACCTTCTGGTTGGGCACCATCCGGTCGGTGAGGAGCATGTCGCGGATGCCGGCCAGGACGAGCTTGGCGGACTGCTCAGCGATGGCCTTGCGGTCTTCGGGGGTCACGTCGTCCTCCTGGGTGAGTCGCCGGATCTTGTCTGCCGCCTGACGGACGGAACGCTCGCCAGCGACGACCTCGAAGTGCATGTCGTCGACGACGGTGGAGAAGTCGCCGCCCCAGCGGATGACTCGGTCGCCTCGGTCGTCGGTGATGTCGGCGAGGATTCGGCGGAGCGCGCGGACCTGCTTGGCGGTGAAGGTGCCTCGCTTGCCTCGGACGTGCCTGAGGGCGTTGAGGTCCCAGGCGGTCGCGCTCGCATGGCAGGAGATTGAGGTGGTCGAGCCGCGGACGTTGCGGACGGCGTAGGACCAGTCGTCGAGGACGGGGCCGTGAACCTTCTCGACCTCGCGATCGAAGCGGGTGATGAGGTATTCGCCGATGACGGCGACGTCCCGGTTGGCTGCGGCGAAGGACCCGCCGGCTGCCGTGAACCAGATGAGCTGGCCGCGGTCTCGGACGGTCCATCCGTTGTAGGACGTCGCCATTTTGGCCCTCCTACGTGTTGGGCATGGGGGGCCGGGACAGGATTCGAACCTGCGACCTTCGGCTTATGGGGCGGACGAGCTGACCTAGCTGCTCTACCCGGACATGACGGAACCCCCTCGCCACGGGGGTTAACGAGGGGGTTCCGAGTTTGATTGCTCGCGGGGGGTGTTCACCTACACGAGTCGCATGTTGAAGGTGACAGTACACACTCCGTTGCCACCTGTCACGTCGTCCGGTCAGCTGGCGACGCGTTCGGGCTGACGTTCACTCGTCCAGCGGCCTTTGCGCTTCCCTAGGCGGCTTTCGCGTTCAGCCACGAGCAGGTGTTCCTCCTGGACGTACCGCATCCCGGTGATGGGTTCGAACGTTGCCACGAGCATCTCCTGCCGAATCCACCGCCGGATCGTCTCGGGCGTGCGATGGACCCGCTGAGCGGCCTGGTCGATCGTGTAGCAGATCATGCGGGCACCTCGTCTTCTTCGCGTTCGGCCATCTCTTCGAGGACTCTCCGCGCGTGCCAGGCGTAGAGGTCTTCGGCGATGGTTTCCTTGCATGTGCGGCACGAGATGACAGCCCGTCCCATGAATGCCTGCGGTGCAGTGCGTACGAGCGAGAGCATGTCGCAGGCCGGGCACGGGGTCGGCAGATAGAGCGGGCGTTCCTCGTCGGGGTACCGCTTGAGTGCGGCGCGTACGACGTCGCAGAGTTCGGTGACCATCTCGCCGGACCACTCATAGATGCACGCCCGGTCGAGGTGCGTCGAGATCCTGCCGGCCATCGTCGCGGCGGAGTGGGCATGCTGGGTCGAGATGCCCTGCAGGCGTTTCCCGGCGACGTACGCGGTCGGCATGTAGGGCGACAGGTCGAGCTCGTCGGTGACGGTCTCGTGCCAGTCGGCGAGCGACGCGTACAGGCGGTCCGCGGTGTCGACTGCGTCAAGGTTGAGCGGTGCCGGAGAGTGCTTGCCCGCAGCCCGCGGCATGTCGTCTCGTCGGACTGCCCCTGGTTCGACGCATGCCCGGAGCCACTCGATCAGGTCGGGGATCTTCCCGACGGCCTCGGTGAGCCGGCCGTGGCAGTGGATGCAGAGCTGCCCGACGTGAGCGAGACGCGGCGAGCAGCCTGTGCATTCATCGTCGTGCTGGTGCTGCTCGTAGCAGCCGCCCTCAACTGAGCATGCGTACACGCCGTCAGCGCCCTGGTGACAGTCGCACGAGCAGGTGCGCTGCAGGTGCCGGCGGGGGACGACGCAGCCGCGGATGCAGTGGAGGCTCAAGCGAGGACCGCCGGGTGGTCAACGCGCCCGAGGAATTCGAGGCATTGGCAGGCGCCGTGTCCATCGTCTCCCCCGACGGGCGTCCAAGACGGACAGACGGACGTGACCTCGGCGTGGTGGCCGCAGGGGTCGTTCTCGAAACCCTCTTCACAACCGCAACGTTCGGGGTCGTGGAAGCCTCGTGCTCGTCGCCCGCACTGGTCGCAGGCCAGGAACGGGTCGCCGAAGACCACGGTGACGTGGGTCCGGGTGTGCGTCGCGCTCATCGCTTCTCCTGCTCGTTCTCCTGGCCGAGTTTCCTTGTGGCCGCTTTCTCCCACGCCCGCACTGGTCCGGATCGACGATCACGGTCAGCGCAGTGACGCCGGCATCCGCATCCGGGCCAGCGTGACCGACCGATCATCCGGGCCGTGGGGCCGAGATCCTTTGTCTTCACTGGCCCTCCGGTGCAGGCAACATGGGATGACGGGCGAACGCATCGGTGAGCATCGCCTTCAGTTCCGTTTCGTGCGCCTTCTGGCGACGAGCTCCTCGCAGTTCGCGGAGTCTCTGCTCTTGGCCCTCGATGCGCCTCACCCGCTGGATCCGCTTGTAGGCCCGGGACTGTGCGCGGGTCATGGGAATGGGTGGCCGGCGACTGATGCGGACGGGTACTGGCGTGGCCCAGAGAATGCCCGGGTCGCTGCGGAAGACGTCGCCCCAGTGGATTTCGCCAGCGAGTGACTGAGGGATGACCGAGCGCAGGGGGAAGCGTTCTTGTCGGGCCAGGCGGCGCTTTAGGGTGGTCAAGGCGGTCAGCCGACCTCTCTATGACTCGCCCACGCCAGCAGGTCTGACATCAGCTTCGGCGCAGCGAGGTACGGCATGCGGGCTCCCTGGGTGTGCACTGACGAGTGTCGGCAGTCTATGGCAGTCAAAAGGGCTTCTGTGTTAGCCCGCCTTGCGCAGGGTCTGACTGGCCTGCCTTCGCCCTAGTGCGACCTCGAAAGCGATGACCTCGTCGGGGTGCCAGTACCGGTAGCGGCCGATGAGGAATCCCGGGTGGACCTGGCCGGCGCGGATCCGGTCGCGCACGGTCTCTTCCTTCCGGACGGCATACCTCTCGCAGAGGTCGGTGATGTCCCAGAGTCCCTTGGGCTTCGGTCTGGCCATGTCTCACACCCGTCTTTCGCTCGTTTGGGCTCCTGTCGGGACGGTACGGGCTACCGTTGGGACGGTCAACTGCGCCGACGCGTGAGGGGTGTGTCATGGGATCGGTCGAGACGCTGTACGACGGCAAGGGCAAGGTGCGCGGCTACCTGGCGCGCTGGCGTGACGAGGATGACCAGGGGAGAAAGAAGACGTTCCTGCTCAAGGACGGCCTCAGAAAGAAGGACGCCGAGAAACACGCCGAGGACGAGGAGCGCAAGAAGCGCATCCCTGAACCGCCGCCGACGCCAGAAGACCTGTGGGACAGGACGGTCACCGTCGCCGAGCTCGCGGGTGAGAGCATCACGCTGCGCGTCCCGCAGCTAGCCGAGAACACGATCTTGTGTATGCGCAGCAGGTGGCGCAATCACATCGTGCCGACACAGCTCGGACGCACGCCAGCCTTCGACGTCCAATGGACCCAGGTGCAAACCTGGGCCAACGAGATGCGTGAGGGGAACTCGAAGGGCGCCGTAGAGGCGTGCCTTGGGTTGATCCGCCGCGGTATGGAAATCGCAGTGCGGGACAAGCGGATCCCGTCATCGCCCGCAGCGCACAGGATCTATATCGCAGGCGACGAGCCTCCCGAAGATGATCAGGCAGACGCGATCGTGGTGCTGGAAGTGCCTGAGGTGGCGTGCATCCTGGCGCACCTCGAAGGCGTGATGCGGCTGATTGCCACGATCCAGGCGCACACCGGAGCGCGAGTACACGAGGTCCTAGGCCTGCTGAAGTCGGACATCGATTTGAAGCAGCGCGCGATCCGGTTCCGCAAGCAGGCGAAGAGCCGAACGCCGGGCGCCAGGGCCAAGCTCAAGACCGGGGCGTCGCGACGAGACGTCGTCATCGGCGCGGTTCTCGCCGGAGAGCTTGAGTCCTGGCTTGCTGACCATCCTGGAGACGGCTGGCTCTGCCTTCTGGACGGCGAGGCCGTGAAGTACGACCAGTACAAGCCGGCACTGGAGAAGGCCGCCAGGGATGCCGCTCTGGAGATGGAGGCAGCCCAGCGAGAGCGGGTCGCGCGCGGGGAGGAAGACTCGGGCTGGGAGTTGTCGAGGCTCGCGCGGCTCGACGAGCTGGGCGAGATCCGGAGCCATGCTTTCCGGCACCACCATGCGTCCGTCCTGATCGGCATGAATGTGCCGCTTCTCGCGATCGCTCGGCGCCTGGGGCACTCGACGATCGGTCAGATCGAGAAGACGTACGGGCATCTGATGAAGGTCGTGGACGAAGCGGTGCGGGATGCCGTGGACGGGGCTTGGAGGGGACACGTGGCGCAGCGTGCCCTGTCCGTGCCCTCAGCGCTGCCGCAAGTGCCCTGA